TGTACCAGGGTCATCCGTAGCCTTGACAAGTGGGGTTCCAGCATTGTAATCAACATAGATAACATTTCGCGTAGCATCAACCAACAAGATGTGTTCAGTTTTGGGCCAGTCCATAAAAGCCGTAACACCGTCTATATCATCATCCGTCTTCTTGACCATTCCTGCGCCGAAATCAACATCCACACGCCCATCAGCAATATCACCATCATCTGTTCCATCGGGTACGTTCGCTACCGTTATCGTGGTTTCACCAGCAGCAAAGGTTGCATCGCCAACAGTCGTATAATCACCATCATTGCCAGTAGACCCAGAAACTGTGAACTCCACTCCGTCAGTGAAATATGCCGTCATGTCGTCAGCGACTTTGAATGTGTTTGCCACATCGTCGGCGTCAGTGATGGCGTAGGTTGTCGCTGTAATCGCTCCACCAGAGATAGCACCAGCACTTTGGGTGGTATTCATCCAATCTTGCAGATACTTATACGTCGAGGCATCAACCTGCTCGACGATGAAGCCCACAGACGATTCTACAGTACCATTGACCTTTACCAGATCGTTATCGAACTCTCCATAGATGAGGGGCTCTGCTGAGTCCGAGTTTTCGATATAGAGCTTGTTAGAACCCGTCTCACTGTATCCGGCCTGATAGCCGAGGAAAACGTTGGCTTCGCCCGTAGTAAGCGCAAGGCCCGATTGATAACCAGCCAATACATTATTGCTCCCAGAGGTCAATGCGAATCCTGCCTGATAGCCAATGACCACACTATCCGCGAAGTCAGTCGCGGCAACCCCTCTCCCCGCCTCAGAACCGATTACAACATTGTTACTTGCCTCCTCATTCTCGTACATTGCACGATAACCGATGGCAACATTGTGAGCGCCTGCACCTGCCCCAAGACGTGCAGCTGCTAACATTCCTATTCCAATGTTGTGATCTCCTGTGCCTGGCCCATAATACAACGCCTCATAGCCTATTCCGATATTGTAACTTCCTGTTGATTCAGAATGACCTTCCATTGCGTGGGCACCAACCGCAGTATTGTAATCCCCAGCAACAGCCCAGACCATGGCAGCGTACCCCACCGCCACATTATACTCACCAGTGTCCATATCATATAGGGCTTCACCCCCGACAGCAGTGTTGCATTCGCCGTCGCTCGTTTTCCCTACATCCCGTAAAGCATTCTCGCCAATGGCAGTGTTGAAATTTGCGCCTGTCCCACACTTCTCCATGGCCAAATCGCCAACTGCTGTGTTCCAGCCGCCATCTACGAGATTGTAGCCAGCTTCGTCGCCAATTAAGATATTGTAGTTACCAGTCGTAAGAGAAAGGCCAGCCTCAGGGCCTATTATGATATTTTCAGTGCCCTCGGTGAGAGCGATGCCCGCTTCGAAACCAATCAGCACATTGTAGTTACCCGTGTCCAGTGCCAGTCCTGCGGAATTCCCTACGGCTACGTTCCCTGTCGGTGAAGTTCCCCCTCCATACATCGCCTGATAACCAACAGCTACATTGCTCACTGGAGTACCTACACCACTTGCCATCGCCTCCATGCCTATGGCAGTGTTGAAGTCGCCGTCAGTGGCATTTTGCAAAGCACTTGCGCCCACTGCGACGTTGTACTCGCCCTGGTCGGCCTGCAACATAGCAGCGTAGCCAATGGCAGTGTTATAATCACCATCGCTAGTTGTGCCTGCGTCTTGTAGGGCCTGATAGCCCATGGCCACACTGTATGAGACGCCAACTCCAGTGAGTTGCATAGCCTGGTAACCGACAGCAACATTACTGCTGCCGGTCGTCAATGTATACCCCGCCTCCTTCCCAATAAGAATGCTATCAGTGGCAGTCGTCGTACTGTGACCTGCATGGTAGCCAATCCCTATCATATCGGAAGCTGTTGTAAGATCTGTTAAGGCCTCCCGACCTATCGCAATGTTTCGGTTGCCCTCTGTGATGTAGACCAATGCAAATGAGCCAACGGCGACATTATCCCCTCCAGATGTGATGGCCTCCATAGCCAGATAGCCAACGGCGACGTTATACTCGCCACTGCCTGCTGCGGACTCCATGGCCTCTTCGCCAATAGCCACATTGCAATCACCACTGACGAAGTTCTCCATAGCAGATTGACCAATTGCTACGTTAAGTGAACCAGTATCCATTTCCTCCATCGCCCAAGCACCTACTGCGACATTGGAATCACCATCACTCGTCGTTCCGGCATCCTCTAATGCCTTGTAACCTATGGCTACATTTGCACTTGCTTTGGCCAATTGCATTGCATCCACACCGATGGCAACATTCCAATCTTCGCTAATGCCTGTGTAACCTGCCTGGTGGCCGACATAAACATTATCACCTCCGCTCGTAGTGCTATAGCCTGCCGAGTGCCCAAGAAAGGTATTATCTCCGTCTGCGTCAACCGTAGCGCCGGCATCAGCCCCAAAGAGAACATTGGTATCAGTGTCATCTAGGTAAAGTGCTGTCTTCCCTCCCACATCTACCTGGAAGCTACTATCCGAATCATTGAAAGTGAGGAGTGCTCCAGATGTCTGACCAATAGTGCCTCCATCCACCATTGTGATTTGATTGGCTACCCCAGCCGCCGTGCCAATACCCAGGCCAGTCAGCTGCACATAGGCTGAGAGTCGATAAGCACCTCCGCTCCACTCTAGCCCAGGTCCAAGAGGTATCCTTGTTCCATGGTCAACTGCGCCGGTGTGGTCATGCCCAGAGGTCGCATGCAGGAGATCGCTTCTCAAATTATTGTATTGAGCTGAGAGCAGGTCATTGCCTGGAGATATGTCAGAAGATTCAGGATATGCCATCTATGTCATCCCCACTTTGTTACCGCATCGTCCCACTTTGATACACCGTCATCCCAGAAGCCTCCGCCGGGGTAGAAGCCATGCTGCCCCTCATCCCAGTAGATATTCTTGTCAGAGTCAAAACTCTCCTCGCTGTCGGCCCAATATGCTACATAGGGTGGACTGCGAACTTCGATTGCCGCAGGCTGGCTCAGACCAACCTCCTCATAGATACCAAGGAAGGTCGTGAGTATCCTGTGAGCACTTTTAGCCACTCTCTGGTCTAGGACCCTGTAGAGCCTACCCAGAATCGATGCCAGCCTATTCACCCCAAGCACCTTCATCCCAGCGCAGATTGACTGTTTCGCTCCAAGCGCCTTCGCTATCAGCCCAATAGCCATCTGCAACCTCTGTAGGACAGGCCCTTACTTCTATCACCTCAGGCTGCCCAAGGTTAACGTCCTCGTACAGTCCCAAGAAGGTAGTTAGAAGCCTATGAGCACTCTTAGGTGGAGCAATTCTCATTGCCTTGCCGAACAACTGGCCTATGAAAGACGAAAGGTCCATTGGCTAACCTCAAGAAAGATATGGCTGATTGGAGAACTCGACTTCCTCTCGGACTAACTCCTCAGTACCGCCTGCCCCATCGCTAACTACCTGGAAGGTCTTTCTCACTTGATGGACGTACATGACGACAGGGTTCTTGGTTTCGTCGTCTCCCGATTTCCAATAACTCTCGTAGTCATAGATGTCTCGGTGGGCGGAGTCGCTTGTGAGATTGAAATATTGGCCAGATTTCCAACCTGTGAGACTATAAGTCGTGAAAGACCCTGACCTCAAAGGCCAGGCATACCTAGCTAGGAGGTACTCCCCCATAGCCTCGATTGGATCAATGGAGGTAACCTTCACATTTGGCACAGATACCATAAACGAATGCACGCCTGAGGACTGATTAACGGAAGCAGTTCCGTAGCTTTCTCTGTCGGCGAAAAAGTCAATACTGGCTTTGTCCTCGAACATGGAAATTCTATCAGGCAATTCAGAATGGTAGGTTATCGCGATTGCCTGACCAGCAGTTGGCAAATCAGTTAGAGGGAACCTTAAGCCCATGTTGAATGTGCAAATGTAGGCCAATCCCTCTTTGCCGTCTAGGGTCACCTGGGCTCCATCCAGGGGGTCAATTACCACAGTCCTTGGTGTCCCATCGACGGTAACAGTAGTAGATTCTGCGTCCCAGGGAGCCTGGAAGAGTTTGTAGAAACTCTTATCTGCCTCTGCAGTGTGGGTTTCAGGACGAGCATTAGAATCTTTTTCAGAGTATCCTTTGATATAAATACGGTTCTTGATCTGAGTAGAATCCTCAGATATTACTATGTCCCCAATGACGAGGTTGGTATCTGAATCGTCCAAGTCTAGGATGTTGCTGTAGCTCGTGTCTAAGGGCGATACATTGTCAGCAGACTCAATTTCGTAGAAGTAAATCTCTTTGTCAAAGTCAACGTACCAATGATAGATACAGGTTTCCGCTAATGAACTCAGAATTGAGCTAAGAGTGACGTAGTCGTAACTCTCGGCTTCAACTGTATAGCCGTTCTCGACATGCGAGGTCCCAAAGGGGAAGGGGGCTCCCTCAAGCTCATTAAGTATCCAGGTGACCAAAGCCTTGATTCTGTCCCCTGCCAGCTCTGCTGGGCGCTCGGTAGTAATCAGCACTCGGTCCAGCCATCGCGTATAGTCAGTGCATGAGCAACTGTATCGAGTCACATCTGGATTGAAAGGCTCTTCAGTTACTTCAGCTACAATGCCTTTGAAATGGACAACTTCAGTTGGAAGATTTTTATCTATTGTGATCTCAACTGGGTTGCCGCTTGTTGGTCTGTCTACGGTGTCAGGCACTAGAGCGTTGGGTATCTCTATTACGAAACTGCAAGTGTCGCCATGGGGCCCCGACCCCTCGGTTACTTCCAGGCTCGATAGAATCAGGTAGTCGTTTCGGTCGTAGCCGTCTATGGTGAAGGTGAAGGCCATCAGCAGACTCCTAAGTTAAGTTTGGGACCTCGCATCAGCCCACTCCTACGAAGCCGATCTGATAGTGGCGATTGATCTTCTTGACTACTGCCTGACCTACCTTGTCAGCCAGGCGGCCAGCGGCCATATCGTCAAGGATGTAGTTGCCAGTTACGTAAACGTTCACAGGGGCAACCCCTACCCGCCCTCTACCTCCGCTAAGGGGAACTACGGCTTCGGGCCCCCGCTCGCCAATTAGCGCTAGGGTCGGTCTGGTGACAATACCACCATGTTGAAGTTCATTAACAGGGGGAGAAGGAGGCAGAGATCCATGATAGACCACTTTCACATGAACCACTATCTCTCCAATCCCATCATACAAGGAATCCCGAATCTTCTTTCCGATTGACTTAATCTCCTTTAGAAGATTTTCTAACTTAGACTGAACACCTGTTTTAAAGTGCTCGGTGAAGTCAGAACCCCATTCCTCAGAGGGGAGTCCAACTGTGAGCAGATCGGTAATCCCCCCAACAACAGTTTCTTCGAGATAGGGACGCAGAGACTCAGTCCAACCTGCTTCAACACCAGGTAGGAATCCAGGAGAGCCCCCAGCTAGGAGACGCTTGCCAGCGGCTTGAGCAGCGCTTTCTGCATCTGCGGTCTTATTAGGAAGTAGCCAGAGCCTGATCCATTTGATAAGATTGGCAGCTCCTGCCCAGGGGACATACCAGGGCGTGAAATACTTATCGCGGAGCCGTATGCCTGCGCTCTCCGCCTCGGCTTCGGCCTTTACCACTTCAACGTCCTGAGGCCTGAAGTATGCTTTGATCAATTTGGCAGGGGAGGTCGCGAGCTCTTTCGGAGCAAAGGCATTAGTGACTATGGCAGCTAGCAAGCCCCCAAAGGTTCTGGCCTTTCTTTCACCTTCAGGGGTTACCTCAAGGTCATACGCTTCAGATAAAGGAGTTCCCTTAAGGCTCTCTTCTACCCCTGCTATTATTCCACCCCCAATGGCCTTGCCAATCTTGACAAGACGGTTCTCCTCCCCCTCCTCTGCTTCTAGGAGCGTATCAATGGCAGACCTGAGACTAGAGACAAAGAGCTCAGTAAGAGCCGTGACTAGCTTGCCCCCTGGCCCACTCTTTGGATCGAAGAACTTCACAAGTTCGTTTATAAGCGCACCAGCGAGATTTGCAAGGGCTCCTGAATCTATCAAGGACGCCTGTACTATCTCTAGTACCGTAGTAAAGAACCTCGCAAACGCACCAGCAACTCCTGAGAGGTCAGATTTCTTAGGAGGAACCGGCGGTGGGATATCTGGTATCATCCACGAGGGTCGAGGAGGGGTTTCTGGGCCACTCGTGATTGCATCTGTAATTGCGTTCAGGGTGTCTGTGATACAGCCAACAATGTCAGATTTATGTTTTTCCAGAAACTGGGTCAGGAATTCGAGGCCTCCAATTATGGCGGCCCCAAAGGCCTCCAGGACGGTCTTGATTGTGGCCTTGCCCTCAGGGGTTTCGAATGCCGCTTGGATCTTTTTCCCAATAGCCTTGACAAGCTCCACCGCGAATGTCGCGAGTCTTTTCAGAAAAGACGTGTCTGGCTCCACTTCACTCGGATATCGAAATACATGCTTTGGTGGAGGAACTACAAGTGCCGCTAGTGCACCTGCAAGCGCAGGCCCGAAGGTGTCCTTTGTCCAACTGACTAGCTCCTCCTTCAGTTTCCCCTCTGGGACATTTCGTAACATCAAGCCAACCCCAGCGGCCATCGCGACACCCAGGGCGGGGCTGCCGAAGGCCGTGGCCAAAGCAGCAGCGAGTCCTATTATGAGAACACGAAGCCATTCTGTGCTCACAACATCTTCAAGTACCTCGCCTAATTTCCCTACTCCTCCTTTGACATCTTTATCAGCAACCATTCCGAGGGCTTCGTTGATTCCTTTGGTAACCCTATCTGATAATTCACCCTGTGCTCCCTTAGGCATAATAAACATGGTTAGCCCTCTTGCTATCCCTGCTAAGAGGGCTCCCCCAACCATCATGAAAGCATCTGAGTATTCGCCTGACGCTAATGCCTTCGCGATTGCGCCAAGGAGCTTGTGCCAAGCTGTTACAAAATCAGGGTTCTTCTCAAAGTCAATAATCCCTGCTAAAAGGGCAGCGGCCAATCCTATAAAGATAGCATTGACTGCCATTCCCCATGCTTGCCCTCCTAGACTTGTGGCAATCGCGCTAGCTAGTTTCGCGCCAAAGAAGAGGGCAATCAGCCCAATGGCTGCAAGAAGAGCAGAGTAAAGCTGGGGAGGCAAGTTAGTAATGAAATCTTTGGCTCCTTGCAGGAAGGCTCGCCAGTCCATCTCCTTGAGGGCTTGAGACATCATTCTGAGAGAGTCCCAGAGGGGCTTCATGGTTTTGAGCCACTTCTTGAACCAGGCCCAGAGTCCAGCCACTGCCTTCATAACTCTGCCAATGATGAAACCCAGGGCCTTGAAAGCTGCTATGCTGAGGTAAATGGCTCCAATGAGTATGATCTTGATGCCAATCCACATCTCCCTTAAGGTGGGCATGAAATCCTGGATGGCATCCTTCCAGACCTGGAGAGCCGCCGCCCACAGGCCAGACTTCTGAACCCAGGTCATAAACGATCTGGCAAGTGAAAAGACCTCATTTGCTAATCTCGCAAGGATTTCTAACAGGGGAAGAATGACATCCCTGACAAAGGGCTGACCGATAACAGCCAGCAGCTTCTGAATTGATTCCCGAATAGAAGCAGATGCCTTTTCGTATGGCTCTCCTATCTGGGGTATCTTCCTTGTCGCTTCCAAGATAGCCTTACCTAATCCCTGTAAGGCGGTAGAAGCTCTCTGAACACTCCTCACTATTATCTCAGCAACTTTGCTGAATATCCTATTAACAAGATCGAGAAAACTTGTTAGCAATCCTCCTGCTGCCCCCAGAGCGCCTTTCAGAACCTTGACTGCGAGACTCATAGCTCCCTTGACGAGTTTGACCACAAGGGAGCAAATACCCTTGACGAGCCTAGTTATGAGTGAGACAGCTCCTTTGATAGCCTTGACAATGATTGAGAGGAAACCCTTGATAAGAGACAAGAGAGTGGAGATAACTAGCTTCACGGCTTTAGCCAGGAGTCCAAATGCAACAGTGAGAGCCGCTGCTTGAAAGACGGCTTTCTTCTGTGCAAACCTGAGGAAGACGAAAGAGAAGGCCAGCGACCTGATATTGCCCTGGAGCAACGATGTTCCCATCATCACACCTGAGGCAACCGACTGCATTCTACGGAGAGACTTTATCTCTTTTTCTCCTCGATCAAAGCCGAAAGCCATAGCCCGCCCAAGCTCTCTCTGTACCGCCTCATTCTTCTTGAGAACGCTAAAGAGCTTCTCAAGGTCTGAAACCAGAGTTTTGGGAATCATGGCGCGTTGCTGGGCAGAGAGCTCTCCGCCAGCTACCCTGACCAAGTTGATCGCCCGCTGAACTTGCTTGGCGCTAAGGCTGCCCGCCTGGAAAGATGCCTGGAGATCTGTCATCCCCTTTTGGATACGTTGCATGGGCGCGGGGACGGTTCCAAACTGAGCAATGACGTTCTGGAGGGTCTTCGACCAGGGCCTAAGGGCATCAGAGACTTGAGACTTAGCTGCCCTCTCGGTATCAACTAAGGCTCGCTGCATATCGGAGAGTCTTCGAACCAAGGGCCGGGCCCATCCTGCTGCATAGCCAAAGTCCTTACCCAAACGGCGTACTCTGCTCATTAATTCTGTAATTTTGCCCGATGTAACTCGGCCTCCTGAAGCAAGTTTTTCCATAGTGGAAATTATAGGAGCAATTGCACGTTTGTAGGGAGTCTCTACTGCTTTCAGCTCACCTTTGACTCCTTTCAGTTTTTCCTTGAGATCTTTAACATTAATCGAAGCCGCCTTGTGTACACCCGCAAATTCCTCAAGAGACCCCGTTTCTTTTATTATGGCCTGCTCAGCCTCGAGCTCCTCCTCAAGTCTTGCAACCTCTTCTCGTAAGGCTATGATTTTCGGGGGAGCGTCCTTTGTAAGTACGCTTAGAAATCTTTTGGCACCTTCTTCAGCAACTTGCGTACCTGATGTGAGGACTAGGAGAGTCCCACTCATCTTCCTCAGGACTTTGTCGATATCTCTAGCTGTAGCGGAAAAAGGACCCCCTGCCTTTTTGACATTCATAATGTCCGCGCGGAGGGCGGTGATCAGGTTCCCTGTAACTTTCGCTGGCTCGGAGATTCGCTGAAGGGCTTTGGAGATATCCATGATACGGGGAGAGACTTTCGGGAAGGCGGCCACCATCTGGTTAACGGACTTCACCATAGGCGGAATTGCCTGCTGGCCAGCAGATTGGGCAGCCTTGCTCAACCGAGCAAGGTCGGCAGCAACCTTGCTTACAACTTTGTCGTTGCGGGACTTGAAATCAAATACTGTGGTGAAGACATCAGTTGGCATTGCTATCTCCGAAAGGGCAGGAACGCTCTCCGAATTGCATTAAAGACTCGTTTCTGTTTCTCCTGAAGGAACTTCTGAAACTCAGGTGTGTCCTCGACCTGACGAAAGAGATACTTAGCTCTCGTGCCTCTCTCAAGAATCTTCTTATAGAGCAACCAAACGAAAGTATGTCCCCTGCGAGTTCCCTCATCAACCCCAAGCTTCTTCCTGGCCCAATAAGCCAATCGCTGAAACATCATCCAGCCACCAGTGCCTGTGGATTTGCGTCTCCCAGAGCCATCATGTTGAAAGTCTGTCCAGCCCGCAGGCGTCATCCCTGTCTCTATCGAGGGAATGTAGATAGCAGGATTGCGAGATTGGAGCGTATCTGCTCCTGGCTGGGGATAAAGACCTACATAGGCCCAGGGCCAGGTCTGAGTTGTCTGAGCTCGGAAGCGCCGCTGGACGCTTTCACCATAGCCGCCCAAGAAAGCCATTCGGAGAGTATCGCCTGGGACGAAACCTGGAGTTCGGTACGCCTCCAAGACAATCTCTTTAGTTCTCCTAGTGCATTCGTCGAGGATGGGCTTGAGCTGAGGCCCAAGCCTTTCCAGGAGTATCTGGCGACCTGCCTTGTTTTGCAGACCATCGGCAATAAGGCTCTCAACCCAGCCGTCTTTCCTAGTCAGAATGTCTATTCTCACCTGGAAGCTCTCTGCCATGCTATCTCCTCGACTTCTCGGCCTGCCCTCTCAGATTCATCTCCTCGACAATTGTAAAGATGCGCTTGACAGAGTTCTCTTCATAGAGCTGCCGCTCAGTCCATCCAAATCGCTCCATGATGGCTATCTCCACTACCCAGCCTGGGGCTTTCACTCCCTTGATTCCTCTGAAATAGCTTCGAGCGGCATCTCTTTGGCTTTTTTTAGCACACCCTCAGGCCCTGCAAAGGCCTCTGACTCAGCAGTGATACGTTGCTGGAGTAACCTCAAAAAGGCGTTTGGCAGCCGATAGAGAGGAGTTGGGTCTTTCTGAGTTGGGACTGACAGAGCCTCCTCTGTCACAGGATCAGTCAAGTTCCAGTCCTGAATCATCAGGGCTAAGGCTCCCATTACCTCCTTGGGAGGACTGTCCTCGCCTAACTTATCGAGGCCCAACATCTCACCATAGAGCAAAGAGCCAGGCTTCTTAACATCCACCCAGAACTGGGAATAGCCTAAATCCTCAAAATCGACTTTGATCGTCTCAGGATTGAACCAGCCGCTCATCTTTTTTCCTCCTCTCTGATCTTGTAAGGATATCTCCGTTGAGAAGTCTGCGACAATAGTATCTATGGCCATCAAGACTGATGGCAGGAAATTCTTCTATAACGGTTAGGATTTCAGTTTTGCCTGTTTTGAGGTTACGCATAATCAGGGTTTCGACCTTCTGCCTGGAGAGAAGTTCCCTCAGGGATTCTGTAGGAAGGGAGCGGTTATGGAACAGGAGAGCCACTTTTGGGCGAAGCGACATCGGAAGAAATCCATAGAGGGGCTTGGGGAGTAGCCCCTCCCTAGTCCACTGTTTGAGGAGATTTGAAGTGAGAGATACACCAGCATCCGAAACCCATAGCAGGAAGTCGGCAAGAAGAACAACATCTCCACCGAATTCTTCCTCAGCTAGGCATCGGAAGCACAGCACCTCTCCAGCATCGAGAGTGAGTTTCTCCGAGAGGGGCCTAACCCTTAACAGGGAAGCAGGCTGATACCTGCCACATCTCTGGCAGACGAAACCAGCCTGCGCCTTAATCTTCTTCGCCCAGTAGCTCCTATCGCGATAGCCCTGGGTTTCTTGAACCCTGGCATAGACTCCCTTTGGCATCCTAACCTCCTGCTTCTTATTCTAGCAGAAACGAGCCAAGATGTCAAGTGAACTGAAAGAGAGGCAAGGACATCGCTGACAGCCCATACTCCCTTATCAGGCAGCTGCGTAACTAGACCTAGCGTTTTTGAGCGTAACTGCGATAGGCCCAGCATCCGTATCATTGTAGAGAGCTCTGCCGCTGATTCCCAAAGTGACGAAGACCCCGCTGCGGTCTAGTTCTGCTGGTGCCTCCCCCCAGTTGAATTTAGTCATAGTGAAGGCGATGCTACGCTCAGCATTGCCAGCTCCATAGGAGAAAGTGAGCACAACTGTGTTGGAAGAGTGACCAAGAACGTAGTCAAGCTCTGTGTTGTCTATTGCATCAAGTGTCATGGTGGCTGTGGCAGTTAAGGCTCCAGAGTAACCCGCGACTGCATACTGAGTTCCGTCTGAGCCATGCCGCATCTCAACCTCTCGCTCAAGAGTAATCTCAGCGTCAATGAGGCGAGTGTTAGCACTCCCAATAGTGAGGGCTCCTTGCCAGCCAAGGAAGGGAGACGTACCTACAGCACTAGGGATAGCTCCGCTGCCTGGCGCAGTTCCTAGTTTGCCTGTTAGGTCAGCAGACCAGGCAAGCACTCCCTCAGCTGAGCTAAAGCTGAAAACGAGGCTAGATGGCAGCATCCCTGTGTAGCGTCGCTTGGTGGCCCCTGATTTATAGACAGCGCCTTCGTCCTGGATAGCGAGACTAGGCGGCTGAGAAGTCGCCATGGTGAAGTCATGCTCATAGGGTACACTCGTACCGCTAGAGGGTGAGCCTATCATAGCTGTAAGTAGAAAGCCCACTTCCTCTGGGTAGAATTGCCCAGAAAGCGACATTTCCACATGGCCTGCGCCCTGATATGCGCCGAAGTCCGCAGCATAGAGGCCACGCTGTAGATTGTCCAGAATCTGCTCATAAGGCTCTGTTATACTAGGCGGCTCGACAGGCAGAAGTACCTGTGGAGCATCAGCGGCTCCCCAGGAGCTTTCGCGCGCAACACCAATCTTGGTCAATCGTGATATGGTCATATTGCTACTCCTTCTAGTGCAGGCACTAGGATTTGATTCCGGCTCCGTCTGATTCGACGAGCTTGCTCAAAGGCAGCAGCCCAACGATAGGCGTTGCCATCGATAGAACGCTGCTTGAGAACATAGTCTTTGGCCGCATTGCCCAGGGATTTGCGAAGGGCTTCCCTGGTGATAAGTGTTTCTATGGACTTGATCCAATCTTCGGTCGTATTGGGCGTTAGAAAGCCTCGCTTCCTGCTAACCGCTCCCCAATAAGCGGGCACTTTGCTGACAACTGAGGCAATTCCGAACATCGAATATTCGAGATACTTTAACGCTGATTTACCCTTCCGATTGAACTCATTGTCAGTGAGTGGGATAAGTCCTATATCGAAATCTGCGAAGCGCTTTGGATAGTCAGCAAGGCCAGAATAGCCCTCACTCCTGACGACCTGGCCGGAAGGCAAACTGTCCAACCACTCTGGAATCAGCCCTACACACTTGAAGACAGCCTTGGGGTATCGGTTCAGAATAATAGAGAGCGGCTCTCGGAGGAGTTCCAGATCATCTATGTGAGTCGGGCCGCCCATCCAGCCAATAGTGATTGTCCCGTCAGTCTTTTCGCTAGGCTGAACTTGCCAGCGAGGATGCCTCGTATCGATGAAGTTTGGAATACTAACTGTCTCGGCACCATCGCCCAGGTACTCCTTATAACTCCTTGCTAGTCTGTCGGTAGTGGTAATCAACAAATCAACCTGCTGGAGGATCTTCAGGAAATAGGGCACTCGCTCCTTCCAAAAATCCGATACCTGCCTTTGAGGAATATCAGGAAAGGCAACTACATGGTCATCTATGTCCATCACGATAGCCTTGCCGAGTCGTTTGGCTTTCTCAAGTATGGGAATAAGGTTCTCTCGTTCCTCTCTCTCTAGGAAGTAGACGTTAGCCCAATTGAGGAGTTGAGCCATCAAATTAGCAAGTCGAGAGCCGCGCTCAGGCTTCTCCCCTGGCTTGCAGGGTAACATCCCCTTCCAAACTGCCTCGATAGCCCCCCTGTCGAGCAAGACCTTGAGCGGTAGCAGAACCCGATAATAGCCACTAGCTGCTAGTTCATAGCAAGGAGCTATCACCCTTAAAGGTTGCTGACGTCTGGACTGAAGAACTCTCCCATAGCGGGCCATTGCTTATCCTCAACTAGGGCCACCACTTACTTAGGATACACCAATTCGTTGCTTGCTAGGACGCATATACTATAGTACGCCTTTCGAGAACTGCCAACTGAATCACACAATGATGACATAGAACTGGCCCAAACCAGGCGTGGTCGATTGTTGGAACCTGGGGCGGCCTGACATATTCGACTATGGTAGGAAGCCCTAACTGCTTGCGAGCCTCAAAAGCGTTCACGATTTCATCGACCAAGTCCTGGAACGTCTCCTCAGAACCTGTTGAATCTTTCAGCCCGACATAGCCCACAATAGTCCACTGATGCTCTCGCATCTCCTGAGGAATCGGCATTCCTGCCGTGGTCTGTGAGAAGCTGTCTCGGCAGACTAGCCAAGCATTGGCTTCCCGTGAGTACTGATCTACCAACTTAGTAAAGTACTCTTTGAACCCTTCAGGGGAGCGGGTATAGCGGTGATACTCCTGAACTACCCCTACACCACTGACGGTTTCTAGAATGCCTTTGATGGCAGTTGAAATCTGCTTACGGGTGGAAGCCATTATCCTCAGCCATTATCTATATTCAGGCTTGTGAACCAGAAGCCCTCTATTCCAAGAATATGTCATATCCCAGTCCCCATATTGGAACGAGGGGCTAGGCGCTCCCTCAGGAGGAAGCCCAAGATGGAGCCTCCAGATATTCTCACATTCCTTGGCCAAAGCTAGATACTGTTCCGATTTGTTAGGATAGTTCACAACATCTACATTAAGAACTGGCCCCCACACGCGAGCGTAGCGGGCAGCAAGCAGGCGAGCTGCCATCGAGGCAGCTAAGTTACCCACAGCCCAGTAATCCTCATCCTGGATGGTAGTAGTAGAGGCAGTTACTAAATGAGTATGGGTAAAGGTTATACGTACAGTCTGGCTGGCGCTCGGAGTGAAGCTGAGGAGCCTTAAGGAAGGATTGCCGCTTGTACCCCGATAAAGCATCCAATCCTTGGGCTCAAGGTAAGTGGGCGTCCTGCTGCCCTGAGGACACTCCACAGCCAGGATAACCGAGAAGTCCTTTTCCCAAGTGTCAGGCAGAGTGAGGTCATAGACTCCAGAGCCTGCGATATCGTCTACGATGATCTGTGGCCTGAAACGACTGTGATACCGCACGGCGAGCTCTATGGAGTCGTTGATCTCAGTAGTGCTGATTTCCTCACTGGCCTCAACCTCCTGAAGCCGATTACGCACAGCATCAACGTAGGAGCTCAGATACTTTGTCAAGTTCTGCTCCTGATATAGGGTTTGGGAGAGTCAGCCCCTGGGCAAGACTGACTCTCCAGGCGAGAGAGAAAGGATATCACACGATCTCGGCGTACATTCCACGATGCTCAAGAGCTGCTACCCCATAGATATGACGAATCTTGTAGCGGAGCTTATCAGCAGTGAAATTCGACCCAGCATTGGCCAACTCGGTAAAGATTTCGGGCTCCTGAGAACCATAGAAACCAACCTCGATGGTTGCAATCAATGAAGGGTCTGCGATCAAGTACCAGTTGTTAGAATCAGTCCAGTGCCTCACTACAATCAGCTCAAGCGTCTTATAGTGCATGTTGGGCTGAGTTGCGTTGAAGGAACTGGCAAGTGCCCTAACTGGCGAATTGATGAGGTCCCAGGCTGTGCCTCGGAGCTCTAGTGGAACCAGCAAGTACTTGGGCTCCACGTCCAGATAGGTGAGCTCAGTTCCACCAGACCCTACTGGCTCCATCTGCTCCAGCATAGCATTCTTGGCACTTGTGAGCTCTTCATAGCTAAGAGCAGTTGTCCCATAGTTCCCGTGACTGGCCGCGTTGAACAGAGCCACTGAATCATAGTTCATTGCAGCGTTCGTGGTCAGAACGTCGAAAACTGCCTTGTAGACACCCACCTTGGCTGCAAAGGCCATAGCCTTGGGAATTCGCCGTAGAGCACCAAGGTCGTCGTTGGCGATAGCTTTCAGTGTGATACTCTCCAAGTTACCCTTTTTGGTCGGGGTGTAGTTCTGCATCTCATTTGGAGGATCATACGACTGCTCTGTGTAGGTGCTTCCCTCGGAAACCGAGCTGAGGGCAACATAGCCACCTATGCGGACTCGCTCCTGGGACTTCATGTTGTCGAGAGTCTCGACGCTGGAGCAAATCTTCTTCCAGTCATCATAGCCAGGTTTGCGGTATTCCTTAAGCAGTCTCCTGGTCATGCTGGTTCCGAAGACGTTCGTCCAAGTGCTTGTCGATATCTCCTCTCGCAAGAAACCAACTGACGAGTCAAAGGCTGACGACGCATTCAGGATATGCTGAGCTCTGACATCCAGAATCGGTGTACCAGTGACTATCGAGTAGGCTTCACGCAGATTCCTGAAGCGAGGAATCCCGTCGATATCTTCGCCCTCCAGGAGACCATCCATAGCCTTGTCAATCTTGTCCCGCTCGCTCTCGCCCATCTTGATTGATGGGAAGTAACGACGCTCTGGTGGCAGAATTTGGGCTAAGACTTCCTTCTCCTCGCGAATCGCCTCAGTGAGAGTCTCCGAGGTGAATTCGAGAGAAGAGAAGCGTCGCCCAAGTTTATCCTGGACAGGCTTGGGAAGACCGCTGGACTGAAGCGCCGAGTCAAGCTGCGCCTTGAGATCCGTCTTCCGAGACGTATCCTGCATTTCAGCCAGGGTAGCCTTTAGGCTCTCGATCTCTTTGACCGCCTCAGTGAGGTGAGAAAGATCAGGAGATGGTTCAGTCTCTGGCTCAGGCGTAGGCTCCAAATCAGGCTCTGGCTCAGAAGCAGGCTCAGGGAACAAGTCTGGCCTCACCTCTCTCAGATTCTCCAGTGTGATGGTGTTCAGAATATCTAGTTGGCTCACTTCTTCTGCCTCCTTCCCTTCTAGCATTTTCACGAATTTGCCACCAGCTGCAGGCTCAGTGACAGCATCTACAGATTGTACTTTGTCAATCGAAACGACTTCCTTGAGGAGTTTGTCCTCCTCGCGAATCAGTTTCTGTCTGCCGATGGCGCTGATCGAGAAGCCAATGAGGTCTCGTTTGCCTCGCTCCCAGGCCTCTACGACTTTATCTCGAAACCATCGTTCTGATTCTAGGATGTTGAAGACAGCCCCAATTCCTTTGACTCCGTCGCCGAGAACTTTCGGGCTTTCAAACCAGCCTACGATGTCTCTGATAGAGCGTCCAGGGCGCTCGCGACGCTCAGAGGCAGTTGAATGGTCAGCGAAGCACTTAGCACCATCGAAGAGGGGAAGCGCTTTTTCAAGAACAGGGAGACTGTACTTGGTGCGATTCTCAGAGACGCCTGCCTCGATGAGAGTGACTTCCCACTGGCTACCCTCTGTGCCTTCAACAGCTTCAAGAAGTCGGCCAGTTAGGGTCCTGAAGTGGACAGCCTCGCGCCGCTCACCTATTTCCCTAGCCCGCATCCGAGTTCCGCACTTGGGACACTTCTTGTCCTTAGCCTTGACGCCAGCCTCGACTGTCTCCTCATAGCCACATTTAGGGCAATAGACGACATGCTTGCCGTGGGGATGGGGCTCAGATTTGGCAACTTCGGTCTTGCCATAATCCTCATACTTGGTCTTGCCGTAGTCGCCGTAGGCTTTCCCGTAATCCACCTTCATCTTAGTGCCACACTTGGGACAGTTGCCGTCTTTGTCAGGCTTGCCCTTGTAGCCGCACTTTGGGCAGACATAAGTGGAAGCTTTTGCGACCTCCCCTTTTGCCCCATAGTCCTTCCCAAAGTATTCGGTCAGGTTGTCAATGGCTTTCTTGGCAACAGTCTCCAACTTGGCTTTGCCCTTCACACTCTTCAGGAATGCCTGAAGCTTCTCCAGACCCTCGGAGTTGCGGCTAGACTCCACATCCTTGACAGGCTTCTGGGCCGAGAGTAGTTTCAGGCGAGTGAAGCTACCCTGGGCCGCCTTGGGAATCTCCTCTTTGGACGCCTCAGCCGCCTTCACGAAGTCCTCAATCCAACCTTTCACCTTTAATGTGAAACCCATTGTTACCTCCCTTAGAATGAAAGAGAGGAGGCTGTAGTCTCCTCCTCACTACAAAACAGTTGCTCCGCCTATTGCGAGCGGTTATGTGATTAGCGAAACGAGATCGTCGGTTTGAGTACCGCCTTACCTCCACTAGCTGAGAGCGTCACATCGATACGCCGAAACTCATACCTGTCTAGGACCAGGGCTAGCTCTTTAGACTGAATTAGTTGGCTAATCCAGGCCCGCACTATGGGATGAGCTTTGTTATCTTCATTATAACCGGTTATGCTGCGCTTGTCAAGTCCTAGGAAGGAATCTAAGGCCATGTCTTTTCCTCATTCAAGTTCCCAGATGATGGCTAAGGCGAAGGTCTCCTTTTCCTTACACGTCCTCAACCTTTATTATGAAATCCTCTTTGATAGCAGGGCTCCCAACAAGGGAGATCTTCTGAATCTTAATGTCGTACAGGCCTGCCGAGTTGTCCATAACCCCTTTCCCGGAGATCGAGAAGCCCCTGATCTCACCTGAGAGAACACGCTTGCGAATCGCGGGCGACAGAACAGCGATCTCGGCAATAGCAGTGCCTTTCTTGAAATGCTGGCTGCCAATCTTGAACCCAACTGGGGCTTGGAAGATTTGGGTAAGCCTAAGATCGTTGGGAGAGACTTTCTCAGAATGCTCAATATCGAAACCAATGTCCCCCATTGTGCGAATGGCCTTAGCGACCTCTATTGCTGTAACATGGTGGCCCTGAGCGTCAGTTTTGCCTGGGATGAGAATTGCCCCATAGACAAACAGTTGCTTTTCGGCGGCCGGTGAGTGAAAGAGCTTCGAGCTGAAGCTGAGCGATTTGCGAAGGCGAAACTCTCCATTGCCAGCAGAGAACTCAGCCCACTTCTCGTCTAGTTTCTTCTGGGAGGTTAGCCCTAGCCATTTGCGGCCATGAGGGTCAGCCTTGAGAACTTTGAGGACATCGGCGTTCCAGATGATGTGTTTGAGATGTTCCTTTTTAGCCTGCCGCTCCTTAGCATCACGGGAGTAGCGGAGGATGTAGGGCCGAGGGTCTTTGACGACATGATTGACCATCCACCAGTTACCCTCAGTTCCGAGCTTTGTGTACTCAGGCCTACCTGCTAGCTCCTGGACTCCCCAGCGGCCTGAGAGATTTTTGTGGCGGTTGAACCAGAAAAACCCCTCATGGAAATCCGACTTTTGGCAACCATATGCCACTTTCCCAGCATCCCGAAAGATGAACCTAGCGCCAGTCTTCGCCGTTGCACCTACGCCTCCAGCTGAGACCTGATAGACGAGACGCTTAGGATTGACGATAGTGAGCCATACCATCGGCTGAACCGATTCCTGAGTAAGATTCTCTGGCAAGCCTGCCAAGAGTTGGATTGCACCTGATTCTGCCAATCGCATAGCTAACGGACGTTGGGAACCGAGAATTATTTCGCCCTCCTCGCTGGCGAACATCTGGGACACGCTCTCATGAGGATTGGATTCAACTAGGCGTAAATAGCGCTCCTCGTCACAGAGTGGATTAGGACACTTGCGGTAGGCTACTATCTTGTCGCCCTCCTTGTTCTCAAGGAATCTGTCCCTGATAGGATAGACGGTTTTGCCGTCGGCAAACTGGAGTACAACCGACGGGGTAGAGAGGGTCCACCCAATGAGGAACTCGCCCTCTGGAGAGCGCATTCGCCAGTCACCATGGACATTGCCCACATTGAGTATCTTGTTGTTGGAAGGAAGAACTTTGGGAGGTTTCTCGTCAAGGTGCTTGTGGACAGCAGCAGTGACATCACCCCGCTTCTCGGAGGTTGCCTCTGCGTCTCGCCTGAGAGACTCTAGGCTAGTCGTTAGGACGACAGGCTTGTAACGTTTCCAGATGTCAGGAATAAGATCAGGATATCGTCTGGCGTTCTTGAGTGCGGCGCGTAGGCCCACAAGCTCAGCCTGAGTCCAGATACCCCGCTCATGGTGCATATAGACAAAGGGAAAGGTTTTGTCGGGAGGTTGGTGAACCATGTAGGGATCGCCGAACTTGCGCTCAGCCTCAGCACGCTGCTTCTTGTGGGTGGGTTTCTCGCCTTCGCCAGGAGGAACTACGGCTTCGTGGAGATCGGCGAAGTCGTAGTTAGCAATTAGGAGCTCACGGCGAGTGCGTGTTGGCTGACCAGCCTTAGTCTTACGCGAGTAAACTGTATAAGTCATTTGACGAGAGACTGACTTGATATTGAAATCCTTGAAGGCCTTGCGCGTTCTAGGTTTGTCTGCCATGGATAGTAGCCACTTGCCGCGTAGTCCTTTGAGGAACTTAACAAGGGCTTCGGGGTCAGGGGCCTTACCACCATAGGGCTGAAGGTCACCACTGCCCCAATAGGGCGGATCAATGTAGTGGAAAGTAGACAGTGAGTCATTCTCCCGCATAGTCTTGAAGGCGTCTTGCTGGACGATAGAGACATTGCCACGTAGTTTCTGCTGGCCTGCCCTGATCTTATCCATTTCGGCTTTCATGGATGCGGGCTGGTTGCTACGGGCGAAGCCTTTAGCAGGCGAGTGAGCCCAGGAGTTGATATCCAGGTATCTAAAGCGATAGAAGCGCTCTCGTTTGCGGACTGGCTTTTGATCCTTGAGGAACTGCCAGCGACCCTTGGACGGCTGCCAGTTCTGCTTGCGCAGCCATTCGATATCCTCTGCTGAGGCGTCCCGAACAAAGCGGAGGGCTGCTATTATCTCAGGGTCTGTATCCCCTAGAACTGACTTGTGGGCTTTGGGCTTGGCGAAGAATACAGCCCCTGATCCGACATAAGGCTCACAATAAGTCTCATGGGCAGGTATCCTAGGCAGGATATGCTTCAGCAAGACGGTTTTGCCTCCAGGATGCCCAAAAGGCCCAGGACGAACATGCTTGCGGATGGACTTGGGAGACTTTGCCACGATGCGCTCTGCGTCCTGGACGGTGTCAGGCTGTGTACGGGTAGGATCAAACTCTTTGCATCTAGGAAAAGTCCAGGAGTAGTGAGTAGTGCTGTTGTCCTTCCAGGCTCGCATCAGGATGGGAGCCACTGTGATGATATCGCCCAGTTTCGGCGGAGGGTCGTACTTAACGGCGTAGGTATTGCCATAAGCCCAGTCGCCTCGGGGCCTGTTCTCAAAACCCTTAGCCATCTCCCAGATTTCAGGGTCGTCAGTGCCTTTCCAGACTCCGCCCTCGTGTTCGGCGTCCCACTTGAGGGAGAGGTTTCCAGGAGTCAGCTTGTGCTCAGAGTCGATAGGGATGAGCTTCTTACCGTCCCGAAGGGCACAGCGATAGTAGAAAGTCTTGGAGCCTTTCTGCAACTTACGAAAGGCTTTAAGGGCCTCATCACCCTGGAGATTGCGTTTGGGGCGTTCGTCAGGAGGCCAGGGATTAGGCTTGCGAGTACGCCCTATGACTTTGCAATGCAGCTCCACCGCCAACTTTAACTTTCCCCAGTCAGCAGTCTCTTCTCGGGTACGACCCCGAATAGGATAGTCGCTATCCAAGGTTTTGACCATAGCTCCTTCTGAGCCAGGATAAGCAGATGCCTTGTCGAGGGCAGACAGGAACTCGCTTTTAGTCTTAGCTACCCAAGTTTGAGCCTTTCTGAGAAACTTCTTATCCTTAGGGAGAAGTTCGTCAAGAGCTGCCAATCGCACCGAGTAGGGCTCAGTGTTAAGAGGCTTACCATCTACTAGCAGACAATCGTGGACATTAATGTGGATATCCTCACCCCTGAGAGGTGTTTTGCCCACAACCATCTTTATCATCTCACGACGAGGAATGGGCTGATTCTCCTGCCAAATGACAGCTTCCACATCCAGTATGCAGGAGTCGCCTGGCAGAGATTTAATCTCTGCTACGACTTCAGGGAGAATAGAAGCACGGTCTCGTTTCTTATCCTCGGTGAGCATCTGAACTCTGTCGCCCTTCCTGAATACGATAAGCCGGATACCGTCAAACTTGGCCTGAACAGCAATCGGTCGCTTGGCCTCTATGCGCTCCTTGGCCCACATCTCCCAGAGGTCTTGTTTGTTATTGAACTCATAGAGACCATAGCCAGTGCGGGCCTTCAGCGGAGTGAAGGGTTTGAATAGCTCTACTTGCTTCGATTGCCGGAAGGAGATATCCTGGTCTTGGGGAAGAGCCGTGAGGAACAAGTCTACCCGTTCCTGATGGGAGAGCTCAGCCAGGCTCTCCCCTGATAGTTCCAGGCAGTCAGTAGGATAGAGAGAATTCTCATAGCCCAGCGCTGACAGGGAGAATGAGGACAACCCGAGATCTCTGTACTGGTTAAGGCTGTCTGCATAGTCACCTGAGACATCTTTGCCCTTCTCGTCCAGCACAAAGCAGATGTTGCCGACCTTGCGAATCAGAAGCTCAGACATAGGTTTTCACCTCAAACTCAGACAGACCTGGAGATGCCAGTGATCTCTGAATGAATGATGCTCAGTATCGATCTGGGCAATTGCTAGCCCTCGCTCCAGACATATTGCCCGCGCTACACCTAAGGCTATCTCAATGGTCTGTTGGCGGATCGCTGCTATAAGCTCCCCTGTAGCCTCACAGTCGAAATGTTTGCGAGGTACGCCCAAGAGCCTTAGGACATAGCCCTTGGGATCAAGGTCTTCAACGATAGTAACTGCCCTTGAATGATAGAACCATTCGGTCTTGTGGGCTTCAGGTGAGCCCAAAGCGATGTCGCACATGGGGCAGTACCTCATCTATTCCCTCCTCAGTCCTGTCTAGGGTCCACTTGGCCGGTTGCCTTCTCTGATACGCTCTCTTGCTCAGCGTGCTGTTCCTTGAGGGCCTCTACGGGGACAACAGCTGGCTTCCTCCCACGAGCAATACGCCTGAGGGCAAAGAGAGAGCCAGGAGCCTCAATCGGCTGCCAGGTTTTCCTGGTGACGTTCTTGAGCCAGAACTCAGTAGCCAGCTTAACTTCAGGCATATTGTTGTGCTCATAGTCGTGAAGGACCACTAAGCCTTTCAGCGGGATGCTATCTTGCCAAGTAACTAAGTCGAGTAGAACATCCTTGAAAGCATGTGAGCCATCTATGAAGAGCAGGTCTACAGAGTTTCCAGGGAAGTCAGAAAAGCCACTAAGGATAGTTACTCCTGGATCACCATCTATGATCGATCCTTGCTCCTTCACGCTGTAGATGGAAGACTCAGGCGCGCCTGCCCTGAAGCACCATAGCGCAGCGCAGGGGCCAGACTCGATACTGACAATGGAGCCAGAGCCCTCAGCAGAGTCTTTGAGGAACTCACGCTCCTCAAGTGTCAGGGAGAAACCAGCGGTTGTCTTGTAGTCAATCATTATGTCTCCTCGTCTATATTCTGACACAAAAGCTCCATATAGTCAAGTGGAGGGCTCTGGAGTTTGATGCTGCCCGAATTCCCAGGAGCGCTCCCCTTGACTCGTATTGGGTGCTGAGATAAGTTAGTAAGCCAGGTCTCCTTGTGGCTCATTATGTATTCAACGTCCTTGTAGTCAAGCAGGCCAAGAAAGGGCAGAATCATCTTTAGAGTTTTCCGAGAAGCGTTCCGATTTCCTCCTTCTCGCACCCAGAGTGACGAATGGCCATACCTATGGAGATAGAAAGAGTCGGGCATTGCCATCATTTTGGAGCCTGTGGCTAGCTGCCTGAAGGCGAATCCCCAGGTTTCATAGGTCTTTGCGAACTCAGGGTAACCTTCAGCTTTGGCCCAGGACTCCTTAGTGAACATATAGTTCCCACTAGCCCCAGGAGTTATTTGGCCAGCCAAGCAGTCGGATAGAGTCAACAGACCTGGGCCATACTTCCAGCTGTGTGTTATCTGGCCAGTTCCGTTTCTAAAGAAACGCGTCTCCTCGAACACTGCTATATCAGCATTGGAGCTAATCAAATATGTTTTGAGTTTGGGGATGCTGCCTGGCACTAGGATATTATCTGAGTCTAGGTTGAAGAGTAGGGAGTTCTTGGCACTGGCTATCGCTGTATTCCTGGCTGCTGATGCGCCCCTATTACTGTCGTGTTTGAGAAGCCTTATTGAGGGATAGTACGCGGCCAGTCTCTGCAAAATCATCAGGGTATTGTCAGATGAGCCATCGTCAACAATGATGAGCTCGTCGCCATCTTCAAAGTTCCCCTTCTGAATAGACTTCACAGACTCCTCGACGAACTCAGCGCAGTTGTATGCAGGCAATACGAAGCTGATGCTGGGCATCTTCTTCTCTATCCACCAGACATATTCGCCTAGTGAGTGAACGCGCTGAGCAAACCGACTGAAGAATCTATCCACGGCTTTCTTAACTCCTGGCAAGTCAGGATGAGAATAGTCATGGCCGCCAATTATCCCGCCTTCGCGTACTTTGGGAAACCAAGCACAGAGATCCGCCATAACTTCCTGGTAGGAATGGTCAGCGTCTATGTAGACGAAATCAATCTCCTGCGGGATGATAGACGATGCCTCTACCGAGCTTTTTCGTACAGGCTGGTAACGATCGCCAAACGGGGCAAGTCTGTTCAGAACGAAGAGATAGAGGGTATCCATCTCAGACTGCGAGAGGCCCAAGGAGCTGCTAGTTCCTGTTTGCTGATAGGGATCAACTCCATAGACCTTCTCAATAGTGGGGATGTTGAGAAGTGCTTCTATGTGCCCTCCAAAAGCAACGCCAACCTCGACGCCAGTCCTGAAACCTCTCAACTGAACAATTCGATCAAACACGCCGTAGGCTTTCCCCCATACCGCCTCGGCCTGTAGAGAGTGCTGATGGTGCTTTAATGCCATAGAGCCTCCAATTCCTGAAACACATACTTGTGCCAGTGCCCAAACGATAGATCTTGATGCCAGGCTTTCTTGGCACATCGCCCCATCTCTAGCAATTCTGTCAGAGTGTGGGAGTCGAGGGACACATTTGCTTCCTCGGCCGTGCGAGCATAGAGACTCATTATACTCCAGTTCAGGAAACGTTTGAAGGGGCGGGTGTCTATGCTGCCAATGAGAAGGGGCACTACTCCCAGTTGCATAGATTCATAAAACCTAAAAGACGAGCCACCCCATCCCCTGGGACAGAGGGAAACATACGACCGAAGGATCAAGTCTACAAAGAATCTACTGGTTTTGCGTGTGTCCTGAATGTCAATGTCCTGGCGAGGCCCCAGAACACGCTGCATGTCTGCGCGAACCTCGTGCGTTCGGAGTCTCCCTGCAAAAGACGCTAACCACTGTTTAGGGGGATCAACTGCAGGGAGCTTATGAGGATAGGAAAGAAGAGGGACGTCGATGCCTTCTTCCCCTTTGCGAGACCCTAGAAACTGCACAGTTCTACCAAGGTCTACCAAAGGCCCATCATCATACTGGCAAATTGTAAAGGTCCTTTTGTCGTCAATGATTCTTCGGGCAACTTCACGCTGAAGTGCTTCTAGGCCAGTCTTGGCATAGTTATGTGTCACATGGTAACGTGTCCAGTAGATAGGAAGGTAATGCCAATCAGCAACGTCAGAAGACTCTGCGATCGTCCAGTCACTAGAAGGCTCTGTGAGATGCTGAGCGAAGTCTTGCTCAATGCCGTAGTCTCGCTTGTTGTGAGGAGGATAGAGAATCTTCATGGGAGGAGGTTGAAACTGAGACGACACAGGAAGAACAAATATCCTCAAGGCGCTACTCCTAAGCAACCAAATCTGCAAAGATGTTTCCGTTCTCGGGCCGATCTCTTGGATCAGGGCGATACTCAGGCGGAATCAGAGGCGACGCACTTTGGTTTCTACCTGTGAAGACTACTGTTGAATATCCAACCATAAGAGCCATCTCTTCAAGCGAGCTAGGGGTCAATACATTGAGATGCTTGGACTTATCCCACTCATGGACATAGACACCCTGAAAGCCAAGGGAGAAATTAGAGTGATCGCGCATCGATGCTAACAGGTTAGGCGTATCAATTCGATGAATGGAGTCTGGCTTCAAGACTCGGAGAGAATCAGCTAGGAAGAGAACTTGGCTACGCTGGTTCAGGTGCTCAAGGAAGTCCTCATGGAAGACGACATCTACCGAATTGTCAGGAAAGGGCAAAGGCTGCCTAGACACATCTAGTGCAAGAAAATCTGACTTGTCGCCCCTAGCGGACTCTGGGTAGTACTTGTCAGTGTAGTATTTCAGGTACGCCTGGTAAGGAGTGAACTTGAGATCGATATTTATCCATCCCTTTAGCACTCTGGGGCCACAGCCTATATGCAACTTGATCACTAGGCTTTCCTCCAGGGGTTACGAACTGTCTCAAAGTATTTCTCTCTGCCCTCCTTAATTCGCTCGAGGTCGGCATTCACATTGATGTCTATTTCTGCGATTCTGCTCTTCCAGAAAAGAGGTATGTCCTGAAGACCAATTTTCAGATCTGTGCCCGTCTTTCGGTCGCGGAAACTGAAATCCCTCGCAGAAGGGTTTATGTTTACCCAGCCATCTCGGTATTCTGGATATCCGTAGGCGATCCGAATCGAGCTGTCGAAGAACCCTGTTGGAATGAATAGAGGAGGAATCTGGTCAGGACTGATCTTAGTGATACCAGTTGTATGCGAGTAGCCGTCAAAGTGCGCACAGAGCTCCTTCTTGGGCACTATCATCAACTGGTTAGGAGTTGGAAGAAACCTGCGAACATCTTCTGCTCTGATGATTCTGGCATCACCGAGATCATGTGAGCAAAACCAGTGTTGCAGGAGATTCCTATTGACGATCTGGATAGAAGAGTTGTCGCCATTGAATCTCACAAAGCTCGTAGCAATCTCGTCGTCTTCTACTATGCGTGAGTCGCTAGAGAACTGTCTGTAGAAAGGACTCCCAACGACAGGCGCGTTGACGAACTCACTGAAGTGCGAGTAGACAACGGAGACAAATGGGTAGTTTTGTGAGAACCTTGAAGCCTTTTTGAGTAACTTGGGCAGGTGATTGAGATTGCTTGCTATGAGGGGATGATCGTTGTTAGGTGCATAAAAGATGAAGTCATCCTCAAAACTGCAAACTTGCTCCACTCTTGCCCTGTACGTCTTCTGGTTAGAGGAGCGAGGCCGACTAACATCTGCGTCTGGGAAAACTTCTTGCACAAAGTCCAGGAACGTGCTTTCATCATCCTTATCAGCAACATCGTATGCGATGACAACATGTGTCCACGGAATCATCTTATAACTCGCAAGCGTGTACTTTGTGATATCTATTCTCCGTGGCATCTTATACTGGGGACAGGAGTTCCTGATCTCCCTGTTTGGCCAAACAAACGCAGGATGGAGAGGCTCGTCAGTAATGTATGTATCAAGGTAGAATATCATCCGACTACCCACCTGCGGAGCAAGATGTCTAACAATATATTGAGAGCCCTGAGAGCCCCATCCCAGGAGAGAGACGAGTGCCCAGCAGTATACTGTATAGGGACTTCCTCAACTGAAAGGTGCAAGCGCCTAGCCCAGCCTAGCACCTCGATTTGCCAAGCGTGCATATCAGATTTATAATGGACGGCTAGTAGCTGCCCAATTGCTTCTACCGAATAACACCTGAAGCCGCTAGACCAGTCATGGACCTGTTTACCTGGTTGGGCTAGGTTGCAGAGCAGAGCCATGACTTGACTGCATACCCTGCGCCACGATCTGCCATGATATTGGCCTCCAGCCACAAACCGACTGCCTATTACGATGTCAGCCTCTGCTGCCAGGAGACGGGGGATATCTGATGGCCTATGCGATCCGCCTGCATCCATGACTATGACTCGTGTCGCATTGTTGTCGAGGGCTCTCTGCCAGCCAGTGACTATCTTTCCTGCAATGCTCTGGCCGTTGTAGATTACCTGGGCTCCCGCGCTGGCAGCTCTTGGGCCAGTATCGTCTGAAGGCCCACTGGTAACTACTAACACCGTTCCGTAGTGGGCGGCTTCGGCAACTAGGTCTGCAATAGTAGCAGCCTCATCTTTTGCTGGAATAACGATCCACAGAGTTCTCATATTCGACAGATCGCGATAACTGGCGAGACTCGCGTACAGGAGTCTAGGCAAGGGTCAAGGGTATAGTCAGAAAGCCTAACCTGACTGAAGCGCGAGAGAAGAATATGCCGAAACTCCTCGGCTGTCCACTCTCGAACATGATACTTGTTCCTTGGCGGGCCTGCGCCTGACGCTCCTCCTCTAATATCTTGATTCCTGTTAGGAGACGAGATGTATAGGGTTCCAGACTCTTTCAGAATTCGAGCCATCTGATCCAGTGCTGCCTGGTAGTTTGCGATATGCTCTATCACCTCAACCGCCACCACTACATCGAAACTGTTGTCAGAAAGAGAGCACTTCCCTATATCCTCATTCAGAAACTGCACATTTGTTAGGGGATGACATTTCCTAGAGAACCTGACGGAAGACGCAACCTTCTCGATGCCAATAACTGACTGAGCCCTTTGTGCTAGGATAGTAGTTCCCAGTCCCGCTCCAGAGCCTATATCACAGACCGTCTTGCCTTTCGCTCTGACCGCAATATTCTCGTAGATTTGACGCTGAGGAGGCTCTAAGAGATATTCTCCTTGCTGCCAACGATGAAAGGCAAACTTAACCATGTCCTGACCTAGTTCTGGATTCTCTCTGTAAGTCATTCCTTCACCTCACAGGTAAGTCTTCTCCTATATGTCTCACCTCACAGGCGTATTAGGAAAACGGATCATCTCACACCATTCCTGACTATGATGGTGCATCTCCAAACCGCCGAACTGCATGTTTATGTAACCGAGCTTTCCTGGAAAGCGATGGGATAGTCTCTCCCAGTTGCTTCTGTTTCTGTAGTAAGATTCAACCTGACCAAGCGTCCGGCCCGTAGGGGCAAGTGTAAGGACACTCTCCAAGAACTCAGCTCGGTAGAGAGCCATCCACATGACAACTGCCCAAAATCGCCCGTCCACCATTCGGTCATGAAAATAAGACCACCAGAGAGTATAATCCGTACAGCGAGTAGGGTGCAACTGTATGGTATCGAAAGAGACTTGATTCTCCTCGATAGTTAGGCCTGTGCGATTGCCAAGAAGTGGTTTGCTATGCCTCTTTATAAGGATCGGGTAGCCAACAAAGAGCACTTCTTGCAACTCCCTATCGTTGCTGAAAGCGTCCTGGGCATATCTGAGAAGAGGTCCGAATTCGGGGACATAGATGTTATCGTCCATATGGACAAAACAGAGATCTGCTCCCAACTTGCGAGATTCCTTCACGGCCTTTAGCAAAGCTGAAGTATTGCCAAGAGGCTTGGGACGCTGCATGAGCATTACATTAGGCTGGTTATAGATTGCCTGAGCAATAATATTCCATTCAAGGGATTTGTCAAGCACCACAACATGTAAGTAGCCGTCGCCGATAGTTTCCCTGAGGGAAGCCAGAGAGTCTCTGGCCCAATCAGCTCGTTGCTGGTTGTTAATGTAGCTAGGAGTTACAACCGAGAGCGTCATGCTGACTCCTTAACCAAGTCTACGCACCAGAAGCAGAACCTGAAACCCGTGAGTGCCTCTATGTCTTCTGCATTGCCAGGCCGAGGGAAGAAGAACGCCTCATCCGTTACCGAGAAGGCTGGCAACATATCCAGAACTTGGGCCTGCGTGAAGATTCGGTGCGCATTGAAGCAGAGGGCAGGGGTATGACTCACTTGAGTGCTCATTATGAAATGTCCACCAGGCTTGAGCACCCTCGAGATCTCCTTGCAGGCTTTGATGCTACCGAGCGGATCGAGCTTGTCGCCGTATCGACCTAGACCTATATGCTCTATCACACATAGGCTGCTCAGGAGCTCAACTGAGGCGTCTTTGAAGGGGAGATTAGTGATCGAGCCTTGCCTACATGTTAATCCAGGAAGAGATACTGGAATGGGCCTTATATCGATACTCGTTGTAGGAAACATCTGGGCAAGAATTCCCACGAGGAGCGCAGTCGATCCTACATCTACTATGCTGCTAGGCTTGAGGTCTACTATCCGCTTGAACGCCCAGGTATCTTGTCGAAAGTAATAGGCATCCAGGGGAGTTGATGCGGTCTTATCCTCAAGACGAGGATACATTTGGAGTCTACACCTCTCAGCTCCAGGAAGGCTCATGTACGTGGCGAAGTCCCTACGGTATTGTTCAACAGCAGTCACTTTGCCAAATCCTCATAAGCCTTGCGACAGCATCGTCCCAAGTGAAGTGAGCAAGAACCTCCTGTCGGCCTGCCATGGCTATTTCTTCACGTTCCTCGTCGTGAGTGAGATAGTAAGCAATGAGACTCATCGCCTCAGGTATGGAGATGAACCAGACCAGATGCTTGCGGTTCTCAAAGAACGTCTCCAGTCCAGGGACATAGTGAGTAAGGTGAAACGCTCCACTGGCCATTGACTTGAAAGTACGTTGCCAGGAAGCATACAGATACATGTCGTTCACTCCATTGACGCCCAGAGTGATACGCGATTGAGAACAGGCCTTAGCGAAAGCAGGGCCATAAACGAACGGGTGGGTATTCGTGTGGAGGTACTTCCAGCCTTCAGCCCCACCGAAGATGTGAAGAGAGTAGTTACTCTCGACGATAGCCTCCAGTAGTTGGCGACGTACCTGATAGCCCCTGTGAGGCAAGGGGACGTTAGTGCCCATGAAGGCTAGGTCCCAGGCTCTGGGTACGTCTTGCGGGCAAAAGACTTCTGGGTCAATTCCACCGTCCCACCAAGGACCCACATGTCTCACACCCGCAACCTGATATCTATCAGCAACCTTCTCGTCCTCGTTGTTGAAAATGGTACAATCTGCGTATCGTCCAATATCGACGATGAAGGAGACTGGATTGAGACGGAAGTCCCCACAATAGTAGATGATATAAGCAGGCAGGGAATCCCTGAGCGTCTTAATGCTAGAGCCGAGAATGCTTTCCCCCTTCCTAATAAAGATCAGGTCAGGACGAAACTCCAGAGCAGTTTCCACTAGCGTCTCGTTCATGTAGGCTGCCCCGTGGTCATGAGCCATTTTCCTGAAAGGGAAAGCCAGTGGAACGGCAACTTTGCGAAGGGCCTTCATAAAGCCAGCAGCCCAGAACTCCGTGTGGAGAGACGGAGCTATGCTAACGAATAGGACTCTGGGGAGTCTTGTCATGGCGATTCTCTGAACACTGACCAAGTGAAGCTCCCTTTCCAAGCCATATCCACGCCCTGGCTAGGATGCTCCATCATCGGGAGGCTTGGAACGAGACTTCTGAGATAGAAGTCGAGGTGAGTGCCCCGTTGCTTGATAAGCCACTTGTGATAGAGCTTCTCGCGACGCTCATATCGACGCCTTTCTACTGTCTCGTTTGGCGCAGTTATGAAACCACTCCTTCCTACCCGCACCAACTCAGCACAGGCTTTCTCAGGATTATCAACATGTTCGAGCGTCTGAGAGCAAATAACAATGTCGAAGGACTTATCCAGAAATGGCATGGCCTCAAGGTCACCACAAATCATAGTCTGTCCTTTGCGAATCATAAGAGTGCCCGTTATACGAGAGGTACTGTCTCCTTGAAGATATTTGTCCATGAGTATGTTGGCTCTTGGGTTCGATGCCATGCCTGATCCTGCATCTAAAATCATAGTTGGGGACCCCTAAGTATCTAAGGTCATGATTCTGGCGTCCAGGTATACTTCTCAACTTCTTGGGCCGTTACTCTAGTCTCGTAATGCTTTGGGTGGATATCAATGCCTTGAGATGCCATTTCTCTGACCTTCTGACGCATAGAGTTGTGAGAAGTCGCCTTGAAAGTCCTATACGACGTACCGTCTGCCATCACAAAGTCCTCATCAGGTATCTCTCTGCAATCGACATTTCTCACATAGACGCTTCTGAGGCCATGTTGAAACTCCCGTGAGTAGTATTGGCTGTCCCCTAGACCGTAGAGGCCCCTCTCAACGAAGAAGCCTAGCTTCTCGAATGTAGTTGCACTGATGACATAGATTCCACCTGGATTAGGGCAGTTGTCTAGGACAACTCCTTTCACAGTTTTCCAGTGCGTGGGTGTAAACCAGCTCGGGCCTCCAGGAGTGCCAAATCCCTGAACATTGCAGCCGATTATGCCAAGGCGAGGGAGAGTAGATGTATAGCAGAGGTAGCTGAGCCAGTAGGGACTGACTCTGATATCGTTGTCGATACAGCAGTACCAGCTAGCCTGGCCCTGGGTAGCTCGCAGGCCGAAGTTCTTCCCCATGTCAATGCCTCGGTTCTCGGGGAGAAGAATCAATCTGTTAATCTTACCAGACCGCCTGAGTTCCTGTAGGTTTTCCCTCGTCTCGTCCCAGCTCCCGTTATCGACAACAGTCAGAATGTATGGCAGATGAGTGTGCTCGAAAATGGAAGAGAGACTCTGCTGAGTGAGATTCCACCGATTAAAGGTGACCATGGTTAGAGATACCTGCTGCCCAGATTCCTTTGCGTTCTTGACAAAGACTTTAGGCTCAAACTCATTGGTTTTCATTTAATGCCCCCCAGGTCATAGCGCTCTCCTTCTTGCGAATAGTTGCTATATGACTGCCCGGACCAGTCCTTCTGATATACTGTGCAGAATCAGGCCACCTGAAATCCATGTCAACCTTTTTAGAGAGAGCGGGCGTCTTGTCAGTCCACTTCTGTTTGTACCTGGCAAAGCTCTCAGATGGAATCCACTTGCCTGTTTTTCGCTGAGTGTAAGCCCAGAGATGAGTTAGGATAGACGATGGACAGTAGAGATTCCTAAATCCTGCCTCAAGACACCTCAAGCCATAGTCCACATCACCATAACCGAACACATATTTCTCGTCAAGTAAGCCCACCCGCTCGATGACGGATTTCTTGATAAGGAGACAGGCCCCCGTGTTGAAAGGGACTTCTCTGACTTTAAGTGATTCGGGAATGTCGGCAGGCGCTCCGTCAAAGGGATGGAAGGGATTGACGTCGTGGATGCTGCCCCCTATATGCTGAATGGTACCATCTTGGTAAAGAAGCTTGGCCCCGACCGTCGCCACGTCAGGGGGCTGAGCGAGGCGAATCATGGCTTTGAGCCAGCCCCTTGTCCTCACAATGGTATCGCTGTTAAGTAACAGGCAGTAGGCCCCTTTGGAGACTCTGATGCCCTGATTGTTTGCGGCAGTCCAGCCACGGTTATTCTTGTTAGATATCAAAGTTAGGTAATTCTGTTTCTTGAGCCAGGCCACACTGCCATCCGTGCTGCCGTTATCAACTACTATCATCTCCGCAGGGTATTCAGTCAAGGCTAGAACGCTTTTGATACAGTCAGAGGTGATCTTGAGAGTATTGTAGTTCAGAATGATGATGCTGGCTAGATTTGGAGTCTTTGTCAGAATACCCAAATCCTCCAGAGGGATGTCTTCCTCCGCTAGCAGAAACTTGCCGGCTAGAAGTCTCACATTGCTAGATAGAGGCTCATCCGCAAGGGCCTCCTCTGCTCTTGCGAGGTTTCGCCTAATGGCTTCTAGGGATACATTTATCCTTTTGAGAAACCTTAATGCCACCTTAGTCTGCCTATCTCGATACAGGAGACCACGAATCTCAGTAGTATCTTCGGAAGAAAGGCTCATCGACTTTGGCCCTCCTCAGAGGTATATGTGGAATCAGGAAAGACTTAAAGAGCGGCGTTCCTGCCATGGCTTCGTCCTCCCCGCGCCATCGGAAGGAGAGGTTAGCCGCTAACAGCCTGGTGAGCTTGATCTCAATGCCAGTGTTGCGGCGAGCATCTCGGACGTAGAAAGTATTGTTGCTTTGAGTGACGAAGGGGTCGTGGACTAAGACGGCAGGAGGCAACTGCCGATAGATAGCCCAAGAGTGTTCGGGGATGTCCTCGGGGCGGATGCTCTTCTTCGTCCAGGTACCTTTCCAGGCTACTGGCACTGCTACATAATCCAGGAGGGCCACATAGTCAAAGGAGGGGCCTCTGGGTTCATAAATACGGTGGATGGTTGATGGAGGGAGGTTAACGGCCTTAAGGATAGCTGCGGTCATCTTGGAGTCTTCCTCATCGCTGCGTATCACTAAGTCGCAGTCGTGAGGGGGCCTGATGTCGTAGACAGAAGAGCCAGTTTGACAAACCATTGAGTCTATGATGACGAAGGGGACGAGGCGTGATGCAGCAGATCCCTGGAGCTCCCTGTCAAGGTCATCCTCGATCTTGTGAGATAGGCCCCTATGTCTCATTGCCTGGACTGCAAAGATATGAGCATTGACGATGCTCTCCTTAGTCACTTTGCCCTCAGCATACATTTGATGCAAGTGGTCATGGTGAGCCAGGAGTTCCTTATCCGTCATATTCTGGAGGGCTGTGAGTCCTTTCAGATGCGAGCTCTTTCTGAGTGGGACAGTAATACCTTCCAACTGGAGGGTTCGCGCAGCTCTGTCAAATAGATCTCTAGCATGAGGCTTATAGTTCTGAGGACTGAACTGAGCTGCTCTCCTGCGAACGAGTTCACGGAGGATGGCTGTGTACTTCTGCTCCAAGAGGTCGTAGGTATATTTGACATCCTTGCCTGACCGTTTTGACGACCAGTAGGCCAAGAGTAGCCGAGCGTCGTCCCTGAGGATAGCACTGCCGCGTGCTGTGTCAGGAATCTTGGACGGATGATAGTGTTCTAGGTCAGCCACCTTCTCAAGATGGAGCTCCTTGGGAGGGCGGTCTAACCATTCCCAATGGCGTACCCAAGCCTGAGAGGTGGGAGGGAACTTAACCTTCTTAGGCGGATCGTAAGTTTCGAGAACCTGGACTTTATAGCTGTAGAAGTCTAGTTCGTCAGGCCACTGTTGCTCCCTTTCCTTTTCAGTTACTCTGTGTTGACTCCGCAATGCTCTAAACCCACTCAGGTCTATTTTTTGGGGAGACCCAAGAACCATCTTGGCATAACACTTCTGATCAGCCAGCAGGTAGACTGGTATGCGGACATAGCGGTAGAAACGCCTCGCTCTGATGAGCATGGTCTTGTTACCAGATGCTAACATCTCAGCATGGTGTTTGGAGCTAAGCAAAAGACCAATTTGCATCAGCGCAGCTCCTTGGGCAGTTCCTGGCTAGAAGCGACACCTACATCTGCCTGGCTAAAACCTACATCAGACGGTAGCCTTTGGCTAGAAGCGACACCTGGCAACTCTTGGCTAGGAGTGAGGTCTACACCCAGCCCAAGTTGCTCCAGCATGGCCACAAAGACTTTCTTTCCTTGCTCGCTATCGATCCAACCTTCGTCTTGGGCGGTCTTGAGAGCCTGCGCCGTCCTGTTCATGGCCCCTCCTGTACGCTGGAGATTGCGGAGGGAAATCTTTGGCATGATCACATCATAGCTTCGATCCAAGTTGCTGTCTAGCATCTTCCGAACGAGTTTCTGGTCTATGACGAAGTCCAGAATCTCCCGAACAAAGCCCTCAACTTCAGACTGGCGAGACTCCAGAGATTGATAGGCTGGAGCAGCCATGGACTCAGCGACAGCACGACCTGCTCCTTGCGGTTCACTGAAGAAGTGAACGGGAACTCCCATGCCACCCAGGGCATAGTTCCGAATGAGAAGAGACTCGTCAGTGACGTTCTCGGCTTCCAGACCGATCTTCATGGGGTTCCACTTGACCCATTCGTTGTGGACTAGGAAGGAGCCCGGTCGGGGAGGAGCGGCCTCTAACTCCGCGACTTTCTGCTGGCATTGCTCATTTGAGGCCCCCTGCATCTCGATATCCCAGAGCCAGCCTGTCTCGTGGGTCATGCGTTCCAATGAATTGAAGATAAGTTGGTCGAGGCTGTCTACGAAATCGGCAACAGCCAGGAGATCGCTCAGGCCACGGCTGGCATCCCCTACTCGGTTCACCGAGAAGTAGAAACAGTCTCCAGTTCGATAGCCATAGGTGGAGGGCGAGTTTGGGTCCTCAGGATCGAGGTGGGCCTCAACATCTGTCTCTAGGTTGATGACCTTGAGCTTCGATGATTCGGTAGAGATGTCAGTGGGCATGATCTCGACTGAATCAAACAGGAGAAGGTTTCCTCGATTGAGAGTGACATCCTTGACCTGGAGGGGGGAAATATAACTCAGCTCGACATCCCCGTTATGCCTGTTTACCAGTGCGGGAGATATGAATTCCCCATAGAGACTGAGCTCGAAGGCTATCCTGGCCAGCAGGCGATCCATCTTATGAACGGGATTGTTCCAGAACCTATCTATGACTGACTGGATGGATTTGTCCTTGGCCTCAATACGAATGCCACTGCCCACTACGAAATCTCGCATGATCTCAACGCCTCGATGGGCTAATGGATTGAAGCGATAGAGATACAAGGCGATATCTAACATTCGCTTGTGGTCGTAGTCAGAAAGGTTCCTGGGGGCCTTCTCGGTCAATCGGCGCCATCGAGAGGTATCGGAAGCCGTATCGTCAACAGGAACCGCTGCCTCAACCAGTCGTCTCTTTGCAATTCGCCCTAAAATCGGCATAATGGATATCTCCTTAGACCAGCTTATCACAACTTAGCAGAGCCCCCTGCGCCATCAGTCTATTCGCAACAACTATATCCAGCGATAAAAGCAGTAAGTAAAAGGTCGAGAGCGCCCCTGCAGAGCTCGGAAGACTATTCTCGCTCCCGCAGTTACTACTTGAGGCTCAACAATGTAGAAAGGGTCATCAAGCGGGCCTCTGATTTCATGTCTGAAGAAGGTGGACTCAGAACCCTTATGATCGGTATAAAGACAGACGAGATTCACGGCGTCCCCTCGCCCAAGATTGGCCAGATTCAGATTGCCCCCAAACATGATAGGCTGGTTGTTTTTCACCTCGAGGTTTACCAAGATATAGTCAGTTCCGATTTCAGGCTGGAGCTCCTCCTGAACCAGGATATCAGGAGCCTTGATTTTCTTCTCAAGGTAGTAGGTGAGTTGGCCTTTGAGACGTCTCTGGATAGCCTTCTCGGTATTCTTCAATTGGCCCAGAATGCGGTCTTCTCGCTCTTTGATCTCGGCAGCTAGGCCGTTCTGGGTCTGGCTGATACTCGAGGAGAGCTCGCCACGCATCTCAACAAAGCGACTCTCAAGATGGTCTTCAACTATTCGTTCAACTGTGTCTCGGAACCAGGAACGTATTCTCGTCATTGTCTTCCTCCCAGTAGAAGGTGTATCTCGCTAAACCTATCGTCTCCCTAGGGATCGCCGCGAGCGCAGCTGCCTGTTCCCAAATGGCGTTCGGGTCCCTCTCAGCAAGTTGCCGCCACTTGCAAGTCCAGGATGCGTCCCCCGACCCACAGGAACATTTTCAGGGCGAGATGCCTGGAATACAGGATTGCCTGAGATTAGCTGAGAGGCCTCAATAGCCTTCTCGACAGCATCCAAAGTGTCGTCCCGAGGCCCCTTAGGCGCATAGCCTACCCACTCTTCAACAAAGTCGGCAACAGAGTCAGCAGGCACGATCTCGCCGTCACTGTTTCGCTTGCCTCTGATCTTGATTCTGCCACTTGCGAATAAGCGAGACATTGAGACATAGCGAAGCTCCTTGGGAAATCTGGTCGTGCCCTCGCGGAGAGGAAAGGTAACGTCCTGAAGCATATAGCGAGTAAAGAGAGCTTGAGCTGCCACGGCTTCTACCATGACTAAAGCTGGATGCCAGACCCCCGCCTCAATGCGGATACGCTGAGCCTGCTCCAGGGGATCGATTTGGATGCGGTAGGCAGATTCGAGATATCCCACATGGGCAACATCTACCCCTAGAACAGCGAGGGCGAAGTAGTCAGTACCTTGCCTGCCTGAGGGTGACGGGTCCACTCCGATATAGTTGATAAGGTCAGGAAGGTCTTCATCTAGGTAGAATTGCAGCCATTCCCGTTTGAGGAATGCGTGTTCCAAGTTAACGGGATCAAGCATAAACTGGCTAGAGAAAGGGATGGGACCAATCTCCTGCTTCTTAGCCAGGAGACGATTCAGAGGCCAGCGGTCAGGCCAATTCGAGATCTGGTTACCTTCTGAGTCGTTCGTTAGAGCAGGTATGATCAAGATGCCAGCGATAATAAACCTCCAATGCTCTTCCCCCCAGCCTATCGGGGCGATGCTCCCTAATATCCAGGCCATCTGAGGGGATTAGTGAGACGGGCACTTCTTCGATAGACAGGCTTCAGAATCTCCAGGGTTTCCCGAAGGCGTCTTCTTAGAAACTTAACTGCAAGCCTGAATCGTTGCCAGCCAGACCTGACTGCGGCTATCCTGGCCCTCAGCCTGTTAGGTGTGGTAAACGTCGAGAGTCTGAACCAGATATGGGGCCCTTCTCCTTCCTCGAACATGAATCGCCCTTTTCCTGCTATCTTGAAAGACTCTCTGAGCGTAACAGGATACCACTCCTCCACATCTGTGTGCTCAACTACGGGCTTTTTACTTGCCTCGATCCTGTAGGCGAGGAGAAATTCATCTGCCTTTTTTAGCTTATACCAGCAGTATAGGCCACCTCTGACATCATCAGGATTCTTTGTTACGAGACCATATCTGGTCACTTCCCCTCTCATTGTTGGAGCTCCATACTTGTCAGTTACTATCACGTCGTCAAACATTTTCCCTCCTCAAAGTTATCAAACATTCTCTAGTGGGTCTAGGTTCTAGTGGGGCTAAGTTATCAAACATTCCTCAGTGGGTCCAGGCTGCCTTCTCGCTCCATCTTACGCAGTTGACTTTGGCTGGGATAATCCCCTGGCATAACGAAGTCGCCTCGTTGCCAGGTAGCCATCTCAGACGGGAGATCCTTCCATCTCTCCTGGATTTCCTTGTAGAGGTCATTGGGCCCCCAGGGAGAGCCGAGGACGACCACCTGGCCATCAGGCTCTAACGTGTTGAGGAGAACTTTCCAGAACCAGGTCGAGGCTTGCTTGCGCTGGATAGGTGAAATGGCCTCTCTTTCACCGATACAATCATCGGCAATGATAACATCCGCTCTAGCTCCTAGCAATGCACTACCAATGCCCGTGGCTAGAAGTGAGGAGTGCATAGCGTAAGGAGAACGCCCAAGTACTCGCTTCTCGGTATCAGTCCAGCGAAGCGTCCTAGGCTTGGGAACCATGAAGCCGAATACCTCGTGAAAGTTATCATTCTTGAGCATCAAGTTCTCGATCTCAGATAACCACCACTTAGCTTGCGTTATAGTATTTGATGCTATGATAATTCTGAGGTCTCGGTTTACCCCAAGACGCCAGGCCGGATAGGCTACTGAGCCTATGGTACTTTTCCCCCACGATCTCGGCAAGAGTACCAGCACCCTCTTCTCAAACATCAGATATTTGATCATTTGCCTGTGGAACCACTGAAGCTTGAGGGGCTTTCCTCTCTGATCAGAAAAGACATATTCTATGAAGTATGCAAAGTCCCGACGAGCTCGCCTGGGCTTGGTCTTCTCCTCGCCAAGGCCAGTCAGGAAGGTTTCAACAAGGGCTGCGCGTGGACTTTTAGCGTCCCAGGATGTCTCCATGCCTTTAGTCTCCATTCTTTCTCGTCTCTATCTTAGCAGCAAACTTCTGAATTGTCAAGTATGCTTGACAAATTCCGAAATAACGGCTAGTATCTACTTACAAGACAGTACCAGAGCCTCCCCATGGACTATCTAGGAGAAGAACCATGCCCATGATAACAGACAAAGTGAGAATTGGGCTTGCCAAAGCCCGCAATGATCCGAGCAGAATCTGTGGTGCGCCTTGCAAAGAAGGCAAAGACGGCATCTGTCACAGATGGGCAGGAGCCAGAACTAACCACAAGGGGGTCGGTTATTGCTGGTTGCATGACAAGCGATTGCCAGTAGCCGAGCCTGTGGACTTGGTAGAACTGTCAAGCCAGGAGCTCGAAGACCCTGAGGTGTTGGAATTGAGGGGGGAGATTGCCCTAGCGAGGGAGAAGGTGGTTGAGGCTGAGAAAGAGGGAGACTTGAGGACCTTAGCCTTGCTGCTGGACACCATTCGGAAGCTAGTTCAGACCAAGAACAAGATCGAGCAAGAGCGACGCTATCTGATTCCTGTCAGTGTGGCTGTAACCATGGCCAAGAAAGTAACCGAGATAGTGGCCAGACATTTGCCCGTGGAGCAGAGGTTTGCGCTGAGGGACGAGATATTGGCTGTACTGAAGAGTCAGTTGGCAGTGGATAACAAGGGAGCCTGGGTTGATCCAGCGGCGAGGTGGGCAAGGAGGCAGTAGATGTATCTGAAATATTTACGCTACATGATTGCACATAAGTGGTTTGTGTTCGTTGAGGCATGCAAGTTAGGCATACCTTGGTTGGGCTTTTTGCATGATTGGAGCAAGTTCCTGCCTGATGAATGGCGGCCCTATACGAAATACTTCTACGGCAACTATCCCGATTGGCACAGATTCGCGCCAGGGACCAAGGGGCGGCTCTTCGGTCTGACGAAACAGGAGGTGCAGGACAAGTTCGACTTAGCTTGGCTCAAGCACATCCATCGCAATAGGCATCACTGGCAATGGTGGGTTTTGCGAGAGGATGATGGTGATATCAAGGTCTTACCTATGCCTGATCGCTACCGAAAAGAGATGTTGGCAGATTGGCGGGGAGCTGGCAAGGCACAGGGTTACGAAGACAATACCAAGACTTGGTACCAGGCGAATAAGGATAAGATGCAACTGCATCCTGATACACGCATTTGGATTGAGGAGAAGATAGGTATCGGTCATAAGACAGCAGTGAGGGGGGCCAGACGCAGCTAGGCAGGTCGTATCTACTGAGATGGATTGCTGGCCCTGCCTACCATTTACTGTAGAGGTAGAGACAACCTGCCAGGAAAAAAACCAGACAGAGAAGGAAGTTTCCGAGTGTTGGCGCGAAGTAGAGAAACATTTCTTAAACAGCACCTTTCAGACCTGGCCACTCTAGTGGCTCAGGCCCATGTAGTAGATCGTGGATTATGTAAACAGCCGTGCTAGTCAATTGACATAAGCACGGCTAGGTAGGGCAAAACTAAATGCCCTCTCATGGGCAGCTGTCCAGATAGAATTGTAGGATTCCCAATCCAATAGGGCTATTTGGACATAACGTTTCTCCCAGCGAGAATATGAAATAACAGCATTCCTAGCAATCAGCTCCGCTTTATAAATAGCACAGCGTCTCCTGACTCCCTGGATAAGCTCTTGCCTAGTTTTCGGGTTGAGATCCAAAGACTTCTCCATGGCGGCATCCCAGGCTTCGTCTTCGACCCCAGGAGAAGCCTTAACATAAAAGACCTCTATGGGGATTGCCTCTTTAGGTACAGGGGGAACATCCTCGGTCTGCTCGTCTTCTGGCTTCCCTCTTCCTCCCCTTGAGGCCCTCAATGTTCCATGGAAACTCGACCCTAACGGCATCTGATTCATGATTGTATCGAGGCTTATCATGTCAAGTGAGACAGAGTTGAGACTCGACGCCCTAGTGGCCCCTCTTTTGCCTATCCGTTCGTCGAATCCACTGAGAAAGACCAGTCGGAGCAAGTTCTCGCCCTGATAGCACCACTTGAAGAGAATGTTGTGACGCTTCCAGTATTTGGTGAGAGTATCCCATTCTGTTTTGGAGGGGGCAAGTACATAGAAATAGAAAATCTCCTTTGCCAAAGACAAGTCGAGGCGAATCTCTCGCTTGCGGCTTGCTCTGCAGGAAGGGCATGGGTCGGGTCCTTGAAAGATTCCACATGGCCCGTGCTTGAAAACCCGACTACCGCTTAAGAGACCGATCTCAGTAGAATAGAAATTACAGTATCTTTTCCTTCTCTCTGGGTCTCGTGGGCGGTGATAGGGAACAGGCACAGGCTTCTCGCTCCATGAAAAAGAGAGCCTTGGCTTTCTTGACAACTCAACTTCGCTCAACAAGAAATTCATCTCTTTCTCCTTGTACTATGTTTTGCTTGGCTCCTGGTCCTCTCCACTTCAGCGCTGCCGCATTCCAGACCCGCGCTGCCTCATCCTCTGAGGTGAAGCAACCCAGATATATGAGCTTGCCTTTAACTCGAATCTCAGCTCGCCAACCTTGCGGTTGGCGAGACCAGGAGACTCCTACATAGCGAGAAGTCTTTCCTGGACGCTTTTTTAGTCGACGGGATGGAGGAGGGCCGTCAGGGACAAGGTTGAGAAGAGTATGGCTACCCCGTAGTTTGATCGCAGCATAGTTGTAGGCAAGCGCTGCGGCCTCCTCTGAGTCAAAGTTGCCTAACGATATCTGCTGACCACCTTGATGTATAAACGCCCTCCAGCATTGGTTTTTCCGTGCCCAGGAGACTCCTTTGTACTGACTCGTAGCGCCTTGTTGCTTGCGGCTATTCCATGAATTCTGGATATGTGTGCACGCACGCAGATTGCAACGGCGGTTATCCAAGCCATTGCCATTGATATGATCTGTCTCCAAGCCAGGAGGTGGATTCAGTATGAAACGGTGCATAAAGACACACCTAACATATCGGGAGCCTTGATAGACATTCCGATAAGCATAGCCTGTGCAGCCCCTAGAAGTATACGTCCATTTCCACTGATTAAGCCATTCGTAGTCCTGGTCATCAACCAGGGCCACCTTGTCCTGCGTGAGGGGAATTTCCTTCATAGCAAATCGGCTTATCTACTGGTTACTCCTATTTGCATCGCCTATAACACGAGAAGTCGCCCTCTTCTCTCAGGCAACCAAGGGCAACCCTGGGCATCCAAACAGGGGGAAGGAATGAACTTCCTTCCTGGTTGCCTGAGAGAAAAAGCCGACTTCTCGGATGCCACTACATAGATTGCCCAGCCTGCCCTTTAGCCTAGCAATTACTATTATACACCTAATTGGCACTCTTGTCAAGGCCCAATTTTGGCTAGTGGTTATCTAGCCGTTATGTAAACTACCCACAGACAGATAGCCATTATGTAAACCAACCGCTAATAACCATTATGTGAACTACGGTCTAGCCTAGTCCTTAGCAGCGGGTTGTAGTCGTTTACGCTGTTATGCAGAGGGAAAAGTTTCAGACATGGGGGAAATGGAGGCTGGGGCTATCCATCCCCATCTCACTTTCCTGCGCCAGGGTTCCCATAAAGCAGGAAAACCTGCTTTTGAGTCGTCGTGTTATGGTATAGAAAACAGCAACCGACCGCACATCGCTACAATAGCGGATTTGACATCTACATCACGAGGACTATCATGGGGGTAGGTTTGAGTACCTTAAAAAATGAGGTGTTGGGCGAGGGTGAGGGGAGGGGAGGAACCTCCGCGACCGATCAACCTCCATATGGATCGACTCTAGGCTAGGCCGCCGGCGTCACGCATGTGGAGGGAATGACATGCCTAATGAGAAGACGACGGCGATAACTAGTAAAGTGGCAGCGACCAAAACGCCATCGGCAACACTGTTACAATTGGAAACTTTGAAGGACATGCGCTACGATCTCGAGGAGAGAGATCCCATAATGTTCGCTCGGACTATCGGATCGCTAACCCGTGAGATTCGGTCTTTGGAGCGGTCTATTCACGATGAGCTCATAGAGAAGCTATCGGCGGATTTCGCGCCATGTGCCAAAGCGATCCTCGAACGGGTCAACAGCGTAGCCATACCCGACGCCATAACTAGCTTCTGCATTGGCCGACGTGAGGACGGCACCGCTGCCATAGACAGAATAGAAACCGTCTATGGAAAAAAGCGCAAGGGGTCCACGGGCGGACCACGTGGCAACGGTGACAGTCGAGGTATACGCAAACCCACCTATGAGGGCGTTAGCTACTCCAGTTGGGCTTCTATGGCCGACATCCTCGAGCTCACAAACGGCGGCGGCATCAGTTGGCGAGGTGAGGGCACACACCCACCAAACGCAGCCACTTGGATAAAAACACACAAACCAGAAATGTACGCGAGCATAACATAGTCTATTTCGCCGGCGGCCTAGCCTGGGATCGATCATAGTCATAGCCTTGGCCAACCATGGCTACACCAGGCGGGCGGAAACTGGCCATTATGAACTGGGAACTGGCCGCTAGCCACTCCGAACTGGCCACTTTTGAACTGGCTGCTATTATAGCCCCCGTGCCAGTCCGACTGCTAGACCGAGCAGCAGTTAGGCAAGGGGGCGAACTGGGGCTAGGAACTGGCCGAGCTGAACTGGCCGATTTGCTGGCTATAGTCGAACTGAGGGCTGGCAGTCAAAGGCGAAACTGGGAACTGGATTAGCGACTATGGAACTGGAGGGACAGATGAGAGGAGTAGGACTTAGCGGCAGAAGAACTGGCATAACTCGGAAGGACAAGGGAGGGAACATGGCGTACATCACAATTCTGGTGTCCAAGAAAAGACCACATGGAGCCGAGACAGAAGGTGAGCCCCCCCAAGCGGGAACTTGGGGAACGATTTTCAAGGCGAACGGGGGCTTCGGGTACTTCTATCATGGTATCGACAGTGAAGGCTCGCGTTTCGAGACAGAGGACGTTGGCTTCGACTATGAGTCCTTGGAGGATGCAGTTGCAAGTATGCGACGCAACTATTCAGCGAGCAGGTAGAGGGGAAGTGTGCCCCGCACTTGCGCTATATGCGGGGCACAAGATATTAAGGAGGGACAGATGAGAGGAGTAAGGTTTCTCGACAGGGGCAGTAGAACTGGTGCGGCGCGGCGGCGGGCAGAGGCCTGGTGGGAAGCGCGATGCGCGGACCTTCAGGTTCCTGTCAAAGTTGTCGTGATGCCCACTGACGTTTTCAACTTGTTTGATGATGAGTGGATTGCCCAGTATAAAGAGGAATATGCACGAGCCAGAATGACAATTCCTCCGCAATATCAGTGTCGGTCTGCTGGTAGGGCACTTAATCGCAAGGCGAAGGTCATACTTATACCAACGGAGACTTTGCGTCAGTGGTATTGGCAAGCGACCCTAGAACACGAGTTGCTTCATATCCTACACCCTCAGTGGTCTGAGGAGCTAGTAGAGCAAGTGGCATGGGAGAGAAGAGAGGAGATGCCTATGGGCTTCCGTCAATATTAAGGGTGGAGTATAAGGAGGATAGCCATGTATCAGAGAGAGAGTTATGCGTCTCACACCTGTGCTATGTGCGGGGCGCACGAGTTGGAGGAACTGGGCGACGGCAACACGGAGTGCCTGGCCTGCGGGTTCATCTTCGATCCAGAGAATCCTGGAATGAGCATTGTGGACTTTGGCCAAGAGTCGGTATGGATACTGGACTTGATTGCGTCGGCTATGCGGGAAGATGAAGAGACGCGCGAGATGGCTCTGGTATGATGGAGATGATGAGAGTAAAGAATCTTGATACGGGAGAGGAGCGTTGGTACACCTGTTCACCTGAGCAAGCCGTAGTTGCTGCATACGAACAGGGTAGAGGGAACTGGAACACGTGGGATTATCTTGCCTTTGATGAGCATCCCAAGGCGCGCCGTGGTAGGTATACGGTATCTTGCGGGGACTTTACGGCAATGGACAAGATAGAGTAGGGAGTAGGTGGGAGAGAGAAGAGCAAGTAGCCGAAAGGAGGGAATTGTGGGCTATTATTCTGACTTGGACATTCGTGTCCAGGAACGCGGCGCTAAGCCTGGCACCATGCGGTATCTGCGGCTTGCCAGGAGGTTAGAGGCGAAGGACCGGAAGATGGCTAGGAAGCGAGAGATAGAAGATTGCCAGAAGGCTTTCCGATGGAGATGCGCGGTATGTTGCTACCGAGATTTGCCTACTTGCCCAAGGCGCAAGCGGCGGGGCAGGTAGATATGGAGCAAGTATACACTGAGGAAGTAAGCCTTGAGCAAGTAAGCCTAGCACGGTACGCAGTTGCGCTGACCGAGGAACTCTATCGCAAGGAGCGAGTTGGCTTGCACTTCTACACTGAGGTAGTGAGAGGCACAGGTAGTCGCCATCGAGGTGGCGGCAAGCGAAGCCAGGCACATGCCATCACCTATGGCAGAGAAGGATTGCTCTGGGCCTACCAGTATGGCAGCGTTGGCTCTAGGCTCGAACAGGAGTGTGTCTGGCGTGGGGTAAAAAGAGGATATGAGGGAGTCTGGCGGGTAGTGCTGCACGAGTTTGCCCATGTGTTGCAGGTGGACAGAGACGAGAGATGGAAAGGCTCAGTGCACAATCGCTACTTTGTGGCAATACTAAGAAGGCTGGTCCAAAACTATCCTTTTGAGAGCTTTGGGCCAGAGAGATTCACAAGATGACAAACCTGGTTGACTTTGAGGACGCAGCAGCCAAGGCGAAGGCGGAAGTACATCGCTTGGAGAAAATCGTTGCCGAGAAACCTTGGCTAGGGTATCGCCTTGACACGGCCCGATGGATAGCCAGCCGGGCTGAGAGGGCGTTAGTAGGAGTGAAGAGGGAGATCGCTGCTCAGACGGCAGTGAGGGGCACAGACTGATGGCAACGATAGGAGAAATCCTCGCAGCGAAAGGAATTGTTATCTCCAAAGGGGCGCTGCGAAAAGTCTCTCTTGGAGAGGAGTGTCCTGTATGTGGCGAGACAAGGCGGCGGTACATTCATAGAAAGAGGCAAAGACGGTTTTGCTTAACTTGCGGGTGGGAGTGGAGAAAGGAAGGTAAGGCAAAGACTCTTCCATGGTTATAGGAACTCAAGCATAAAAGGAGGAACTCGGATGACCAGCAAACAGAAACTGGAGAGAATAGTTAGGCAAGCCAGGGCCAAGCACAAAGAGTGGGCCAAGTACCGACAGAAAGAGAGCCCTGACTCCTGGAATTCTTGGAGCCCTTGGCATCTGGCCCTGGATGTCGCTAAAGACCTTGGGCCTTGGGACAGGAGAGAGGCATTGCAGATGTGTGCTGATATTCCCGCACTGGCTCGTATGAAGGGCGGAGAGACAGGCTCGATAGGCGAGAGGGCTCTCGTGGCTGTACAAGAATATATCGCCAATCAGATAGTGAGGTAGACAGGAGAGAGGCAAATGAAGAGAGACTGGGCGAGTCAAGACTGGCTGAAGCCTGAGAAGAGACGTCCTGACCTGAGCGGCTTGTGGCTGATGCTAGGCATAGTTGGGTTTCAAGTGATGCTTTGGCTACTGGACTATCTGGAATATTGATAAGCAGGTAGATGTGCGGCTCACCAGTAGCCTCGTGACTGATAAGGAGTAAGAGAGATGGCAACCCCAAGGGATACACCATATATCCCCCGAAAAGGGCAGCCGTTTCCAGGAACGCCGTCCTGGAGGGTCAGCAGCTCGCGGCGTACTCGCTATCTGTGTCCGAAGTGTGGGCACAACTTGTACAGCATTCGCTGTAAACACCCTTCGGCGGCAACTCTCTGGTGTGCTGTCTGCCAAAAGGCGAGATGACCACAGAGAGCAGAATCAGTGCCCTGCCAGTGGCCTCGTAACTGGCAAAGCGACCTGGCCGAGTCTGCGATGTGCATGTGAACATAGCAACGCTGGATAAGAGCAGCGACGCGGGGTGGGGAGGGTGACAGCGTAGATATGCGATGGCCGCGCTCTTGCGAGTGCCAGCTTACCAGGAGAGTGCATTGTGGGCAGGCAAGAAAATAGCCCCGCCAACGGGCGGATAGCAGAAGGAGGAAGTGAACATGTCTCTAAGTGAGAAGCTGCACCCAAGTAGGTTCACGGCTATGAGTGGCAAGATGTCAGCCATTCTGGGTTATGTTCTGGGTCAGTCCTGGACAAAGCCTGAGATACGGGAGCTGCATGTCACTTGCGATGGTGGCCTGCTGGCTCGCATTGATGGAGACATCGGCTGCAACGACTTCATTGGAAGCCTGAGTGACTGGGAGGCCAACCTAAGGCGGCTGTTCAAGGTGGCAGACGTCACCCCAGACGAGCAGCGGGAGTTCGCAGGACTATGGCGAGAGAAGGTAAGAGACTGGCGAGAAGCCATGGCGAGGGCGTGAGAAGACGGCAGTTAAAGGTGGGCATGGCAACAGGCAGGTATGAGGCCTGGGCGGGTTCGAGTCCCGCCCCCACCTTTGACCCCCCTCACAAGGCTGAGGGAGCGAATGGATTGACAGTAGTATCTCACTAAGTTGTTAAGGAGGGAGAAGTATGACTGTGAAACAGAGAACTTGTGAGGAGCGAACTGACGAGGAGATGGAGGCCAGGCTCAGGGATTTGAGGTTGCTCTGGGCTTCCTACCAGCGGAGCGAAGAGTACTGCGAAGAGGTAGAGTCCTATCTGTTTGACTATGGCCTGAGTTTTGACTATGTGGAAGCGGGCACTTTCAGGGACCAGCAACAGGGCTACTATCGTTATCAGATTTCCTGGGGTGGCCCTCAGGACGAGTTTCGCTTCTATCCTGGTGGGAGGTATGATGCCTGGAGAGTGGAGTACTGGTTTCTCAACTGGTTTGATGGCGCTAGTCGGGAGTTGAAGGGCGAGGATCGAGCCTTGCTACTGGAGATATTTGATGAGTTGAGAGGTCTGTACGGAGACGAAAACGGGTTCTTTAGCGTCTCAAGGGAGGGATCATGAAAGCGAAAGTTTGGAAGAATCCTAATCGTATGCTGGTCGAGACTGGGCATAAGACTTTCGACCGCCAGACGAACATCGTCAGCACAGGCAACATTATAGCCAATACTCAGTCTGCCTTCTATGTGCGAGGCGAGATGTGTGTCAAGACCTGGAGTCGAACGGACTATGAGCCAGGCTACTTACGCAACTATGATCTGGGCAACTGGCCCACAATGCCTACGTCGGTGCGGCAGTCAGTTATCAGACTGACAGCGGGGCGCAAGGACTCCATCTGGGTCTCAGAGCTCTTCCACTACAATGGTGACAGGTGTATCGTGCATGGCTATATCATCACTACGCCTGACCACCATCTCCTGGATATGTTTGTGACGGGTCCTACTTACAAGAGTGCGGATGTCCTGGAGGGAGTCCTGCCCTACGTCACAGAGGAAGGGGAGTTGCCCGAGGACAGCAGCTTGAAGACTTTGGCGACAGCGGAAAAGTCTCCTGGGAGGTAACTGATGGCTGACTATTGGACCCTGTTCTCGGAGATAGTTCCTTGTAAGACGAAGGAGCAGCAGGACTGGCTGATACAGAAACTCACAGGGGCAGTCAAGGATGATGACGGAACAGCGTATCCGCCGTGCGAGTTCGCAGCAGAGGGGAAGGATGTTTGGGTCCACTCTGAAGACTCAGGCGATATTGGCGCTCTGGCAGACACAGTTGCCGCCTTCCAGGAACGGTTTGAGGTAGAGGAGCCCTGGAGTCTTTCCTGGGCAGGGACCTGCTCTAAGCCGCGAGTGGGCGACTTCGGTGGTGGAGGGATAGTAATTTACAAAGGTAAGGCTTCCTCGATGAATACCTGGGATTGGTACACTGCGGAGGCGAGAAGGCTATGCGAGTAAGAAGGCGAAAGACAGCCATTTGTGATTCTTGTGGCAAGGAGTTTATCCCAGTCGAGGCCGAGACGATCTGTATTCTCTGTCGGTACAAGAAGATGGAACTGTCCAATGAACGCTATGTAGTATTTCTTGAACGGATGGTGGAACGATTGAAAGCAGGCTTGAATTTCTCATACTACAACTGTGACGAGATCGGGGCCAAGGAGTTCTACTGCTCTTGGGGTAAGTGTAGTAGGGACGCAGAAGCATGGCCAGATGCCGAAGATCACCTGTGGCCAGACGAGTTCATTAAGAGAGGGCGAGTAGCTCCAAAGTACAATACATTGAGGAACTTCTGCCCATTTGATCGGCGAGTCTCCGACCACTTTAGCGGTAAACCTGAAATTGCGAGGTCCCCAGACGGCTGTTTCTACCGCTGCATGATATTCTGCGCTAAGGGTTCTCTGCCAACTCGGAAAGAAGCTATCTTACTGTATGAAGCGCAGATTGTGAGAGCCCGCAAGGGAGGGTGAGAATATGCAAACCCTAATCTTCGATGGCGGAAGTATAGTCATGGCGGGGCTTCCTCGATGAAGGAATTGATGTCAAAAGGAGGAGAAATGACAGTCAAGGCTCGCGCAGAGGCGGTTCTGGGAAAAGACTTACAGCCAGGCGACCTTTTCTCTACGGCGGGTTCTAGGTACTGGGATAACGCCATGGACAAGGAGAGCATCGGCGAGAAGGTCTACATCAGGACGAATGCACCCTGTCCAGAGAATCAGGAGAATGTGTCTATTTACAGAGTTGTGGTGTTGGGAGGTCAAGATCAACTCAAACTGTTCGTCTGGGAGGATGTTCTTTACAACTGGACTAGCGGGGTGGTGTTTGCGTTGGCTTGTGATGTTGAGGAAGCGCGGAGGGCAGTGTTTCAGGCGTATGAGCAGAGTATCGGCGAGCATGTGAAGAATCCAATTCTCCTTGCTTCGTTGCGGGAGCAAGTCGAGAAGGATATTCAGAAGGAGCCACTGGTTGTTGCTGAGCAGGGAGGGTTTCTGCTCTGGGGCGGCGGCTGAATCAACAAAAGGAGGAATCTCGATGAGTCATTTTAGTGTCTTGATACCCGCAGATGACGTGAACGACCTGGAAGACAAGATGTTACCCTACATGGAGAACTGCGTAAGCCAGCCTCCCTACGACTACATGTCTTTCTTTGACAAAGAGGACGAGCTCCAGGAGAAGGCCAAGGAGATCATCACAGAGGAGAGCTACACAGGTCGGCAGTATCCTGAGTCTGTTGGTCAGACTCTGTTGGAGTACTATGGTCAGGGGGACTTTGACAAGTTCTGCAATGAGTGGGCGGGCCTCAACCGAGACCCACTCAAGGGACGTATTGGCTACTGGCAGAACGAAAACGCGAAGTACGACTGGTGGGAGATAGGAGGCCGCTGGTCAGGCTACTTGCGAATGAAGCGGAAGCCCAGTCCAGCGAGTATTGCGGACGGTACAGTGGGGTTCGGGGAGCCAGGCGTCGTTGGCAAGCCCCAGAGAGACCCGCTCTGTTGCGATTGGGCTCCTGTATCCTGGATAGACTGGGAAGGAATGCGAGGCAAAGATTTCACGAAAGCCCTAGAGAGCTTCCGTGCTGTTAAGGCATGCCAGGTAGAGGCTGAGGCGATGGATGTTCAGGCTCACCTTGGCGAGTTCAGAGCTGACTTCCTGAGTCTCCTTGAGAGAGACAAGAACTGGGAAGGCACACTTCACGAGTATACTAAACAGAGGCTACTGGGGAGAGTTCTGCAAAGGGAAAATATCTTTCTCTGGGGGGACGATAGTCTCCTGGCATTATCCGAAAAGGAGTTCATCCTGAAGCAGAAGGCCAGGGCGCTGACTTTTGCCTTTGTGACCTCGGATGGCGAATGGGTAGAACGAGCCCAGATGGGTTACTGGGCCCTGACTACCAACCCAAACGAAGGCTATGATGCAGCCTTCTGGTCTTTCGTGGGAGAGCTTGAGAAGTCGAGTCCTAACCAGAGGGTCTATCTGGTTGATGCACACATTTAGACGGAGGCGACAATGAGAGGTAATTCTAGGAAGGAGGAAAAGGCCATGATGACGTGGACCAAGTTCTGGCAGTTGGTCAAACCAGGCGTTGGTGTGATGAAGAGAAATCTCTTGGATGTCGCGGTTGGTGTCTTTGTTGTCTTCTTTGTTCTGGGCTGGCTCTTGGTTGTAGTGGCTCTGCTAGTCAACCCGTACTTTCGGAGGTAGAGGAAACGTGGATGGCTTGCACTCTATTGTCAATAGCAATGCTCGATAGTAAACTCCGCCCCCAAGCCTGGCAGGACTTTATTGGCCAGCAACAAATCAAAGATGTCTTGCGAAGGGCCCTGGGGGCAGCCGAGGGAAGGTCAGAACCTCTTGATCACCTTCTCTTGACTGGACCACCAGGGCTCGGCAAGACGACGCTGGCTAGGCTGGTAGGAGGCCAGGACCTTGTCAGAGTTACAGGCCAAGACTATGATGACTTGGAAGCAGGCCTAACTAGAGAACTAGGAAGCAGGGAACCTGAATCCGTTCAGTTCATCTTCATAGACGAGGTTCATGCTCTGGACATAGATAGCCAGGAGCGTTTGGCAAACCTAATGGATCGAAGCGCTCGAGGGACTATCATAGCAGCCACAACGCGGCCTGCGGAGGTAACAGCCCCCCTCAGAACCAGGTTTCCTCTGAGACTGAGACTGGACTTCTATCCGACTGAGGACTTAGCCGAGATTGTCGAGAACTCAGCAGCAGCACTGGGCGTGACGCTGGAGCCAGGTGCTAGTGAGGCTTTGGCAGAAAGGGCCAGGGGCACGCCGAGGATCGCGAACCATCTGCTGAGACGTGTCAGGGACGTGACTAACCAGGCATCGGCTTCTGACATCGGCGAAATCCTGTCTAGTTTGGGGATAGACTTCTTGGGAATTAGGCCTGAGGAGAGAAAGTACCTGATGGTTCTTGGTATAATGTTTGGGGGAGGGCCAGCAGGCGCATCGACCTTAGCAGGAGCCTTAGCCGAGAACGCGAGAACTATCAAGGAGATCTATGAGCCCTTGTTGCTGCGAAAGGCTCTTATTGAGATTACAGGGCGGGGACGCAAGCTGACTGTTCTCGGCTTACAGTATCTCAAGAGGGCAGGGCATAGCAATTTTGGCAACCATCTTGAGAGAATACTAGGTTAGAGAGGCTAGAGAGAATACTAGCCTAGAGCGACTAAGAGACTAAGTGACCAATGACTAACAACAACTAGCAAGGAGACTGTTATGCAGACAAGTCTGTTTCGATGGGCCGAAGACTACAGAGTACCTATGAAAGAGATGGCTGACCTGTTAGGCTATAGTTACGAGCATCTCTCTCGTCTCAAGCATGGTCATGAGCCAGTAACGCCTGAATTCAGGGATCGGTGTATTCGACGGCTAGGTAAAGACGCCGAGTATCTCTTCTTCGAGGAAGGAGAGAGTGTCCCTGAATATCTTAAATTGAATCTCAAAATATCTGGTGAGGTAGTCTCAAATGATAGATGAAGTATTATCAGGCCAGCGCAAGTGGGCCATCGTGCAGGGGGATTGTAGGGAGGTCTTGGCGAGGATAGATGGCTGCGTTGTGACCTTGGCAATCTAACTTTGCTTTGCGTAAGTGTCACCACTGGGTTCATAGCATGGCTAATATGAAAGGCAATTTATCAGATGAAGGGAGAGAGACAACCAGTAGGGTTGAGTGAGGTATTGGCTGGAAGCCGGCAGTGGGCTGTTGTGCAGGGCGATGTTAGGGATGTCTTGCGTACTATGCCAGATGCTTGCGTCCAGACGGTTTGTACCTCGCCACCCTACTGGTGATTCCATGGGGATTAAGAGACTACAATTTGCCGCCCTTACTCTGGGGCGGCTCGGATGAGTGCAAGCATGAGTGGGACGAGCAGATACGACCAGGAATGTCAGGTGGGCCATCAGCAAAACAGGATAGTAATGCAGGAAGCCGACATAAACCGCACAATCATGCCTTCTGTCGTCTCTGTGGCTGCTGGCGCGGGTCGCTGGGCCTGGAGCCAACGCCAGACTGTGGGCGGCCATTCCAGGAATTGCGGCCAGACCTGACTGATAAAGAGCGTGCCTATGTCATGTCAGAACTCGAAAGGGCTAGGATGCAAACCGAGATAACTCTACCGAGATACGCTGTGCCTGCTCATCTAGCCAAGTATTTCAGGCCGCGCCTTTGCGGAGCTTGCTACATTTGCCATCTGGTTGGGATATTCAGAGAAGTGAAAAGGGTGCTCAGGGATGACGGCACGCTGTGGCTGAACATAGCCGGTTCATTCCAGGATAAACAATGGGTTCCTATCCCCTGGATGCTGGGCATGGCTCTGCAAAGAGACGGATGGTGGCTGAGGTCGTCAATAGTCTGGGCCAAACCGAACCCGATGCCGGAAAGTGTCACTGACAGATGCACATCCAGCTACGAGCATATTCTGCTACTTACGAAAAGCGCCCGATACTACTATGACAACTACGCTGTAAGGACGCCTTTGAAAGAAGCCTCAGTAGCAAGGTACAAACGCGGGGTGAGCGACAGCCATAAGCGCTCACGCGGCGTCCCTGGGCAGACAGTACACTCAATGGACAGACCGCGATTGAATATCAAGTTCGGTGGTGAGAAGGCAGCTGGCTACGGGAATCCGACCTACAGTGGTAAGAGATGGGAGCCTGATAGGCGAGGAGCCAACCTGAGAGACGTTTGGAGATTCCCCACAAGCGGATTTCCAGGGCTGCACTTCGCCGTATTTCCCACTGTGCTTCCTGAGAGGTGCATTCACCTCGGAACTTCCGAGCGCGGATGCTGCCCGGAGTGCGGGAAGGGATGGAACAGAATCATCGAACGGACAGGCCACATTAACAAGCGAGAGCCAGCGCACGTACCTAACAACGCACCCACGAAAACTGATAGCACGGGATGGGCTCTCACCAGTCGCGCAACGGACAAATGGCGGCCTGGGTGTTCATGTGGGCATAACCCAGTTCCTTGCATAGTTCTTGACCCCTTTGTTGGGAGTGGGACAAGCGTCATGGTGGCCCTGCGGCTAGGAAGGAGGGCGATTGGGATAGACTTGTCAGAGGAGTATTGCAAGATGGCAAGAAAGCGGGTGATAGATGATTGCCCGATGCTGAATATGTTATGCGAAGGAGGTCCCAATGCTAAGTGATGCCTGTATCGAGTGAAGAGCGAGCCGCAGGAAGGAGAAATCAAATGACTGAGTGGAAGCGGGTAGTAGACTTCCCAGTACCTAGAGACCGTGACGTATTTATCTGTTATCGGCGTCTGTGTAAAGGTGAGCGCATCGTGGCTTTAGCTCGCTATTGGGGCCACTCAACATCTCTCGGTCTCCCTAGCTTTATGCGCTGGCCCACACGGGGCTTAATTCCTTACACAGAGATTACACACTGGATGCCTTTCAGTGGGTTGCCAGACCCGCCCTGACGGTAGACAAGGAGGAACAAATGGAGATCATCCGAGACCCAGACACAGCAAACATCTACACAGCTGCACTAGCTATCACTTGGGGGTTACGTCGTTGCAACTGCCGTGGGTGTAGAGAGCGTGTCACTACCATCATTGCACGAGCCGGCGAGAAGGTGCCCACTTTTGCCCTCTGCGAGAAGCACTATCAAGAAGGGGCACAACCGGGCGGTTGCAAGCTCGATCTGGTTTTCGATAGCTCAGACGGCATCACAGAATCGGGCAACGCCCCGCCAGTGGTCACGTAATCGAGGAGGGCAAAGCCCTCCGGCGTATCAAGGCCAGAGTCCATCATGTACATTGTTTGTGACCAACTCGACTACTACATCAGCGGCGTTGGCGGAAGTAAACAGGCAGATAAAACTCACTGGGATTGCCATATGGAGTTATTTGTGCCCCAGAGGAGGAAGATCGATGACCACCGTAGATGAACAATTGGAAATGTGTCTGGATGAAGCAACTGACACTTTACAACCATTTGACTCTCGCCAGATGGCTTTACGTCGCGCGCTGCGTCTTGTTCTGGCCTCAGAGCGATGGAGTCTCTTGTCGTTCACTAGACTGATAGCATATCTTGGCAGCATTGCACAATCTATACTTGATGATGCATGCGACCGATGAATCTCACTATGAGTCAAACATGCAGAAAGGAGAGATCGTAATGAAAGCAGAAGTAGTTCTCAAGGTATCCCCCGCTGAACTACAAGTCCTCAAACGGGCCTTGTTCGTCTACGGGGAAGTCCTCAGGCGCAACAACTCCGTTTGTCGCGACATCCTGTCATGGACTGAGGAGCGTTATGGAACTAGCCTTACGGCCAGTCTTCCTATACCCATGGCCCAAGCAGTAAGCAAAACTCTCAATGAGTTCCGAAGCATCGGTCAGCATTGAGAAAGGACAAACATGACAATGACTGTAGAGCGCTTGATTGAATTGCTGCGGGGGGAGCAGCCTAAAGCATTGGTCAGCATTGCAGCCCCCCAGATCACCCCTTAGGAGGCCCTATGACAAAGAATCAGGCCAGGCTATTGGCTAATCATCAATCACCCAAATGAGATATGGCTATTATGCAAAGTATCACAACGCAAGTACATAGCAGTCGAGGCTAGGAAGGCCACACAAGAACAATTGATGAAAACCGTGCATTGCTACAGAGGGGAGGCATCTGGATGAACTTTGGCAAGCGAATGCGGGTCCTACGAGTCACAAGAGGATACAGTCAAGAGAAATTGGCAGATTTGGCGATGACAGATAACAGATTTATCTCATACATAGAGACGGGCAAGCTATTGCCAGCGCCTTCCTTAGAGAAGCGTTTGCGAGAGAGCCTTGACTGGACAGAGGCCGTTGACGAGATGCTGGAGGCTATGATATGCGAACAGAAGTCCGGTGCTGCGTCTGTGGGAAGCACTTACGCTGGATAGAGACGCCAAGCGGTGGTGTCTCGCATGACTATTGCGAGAAGCATTACAAGGAGGCTATGGAGAATGCAGAACGTTATTTCCAACAAGTGGAGAATGAGCAGGGAAGGGAGGGACATGGCCTGGATGCTGCGGCGACTAGCTAAGATGCGGGCAAACCTGGAAAATTGGAAAAGGATCGAAGCAGAGAGTCGGGAAGAAAAACGCCTGGCAGATTCCTGTCTTACCAAGGCGCAATATCGACGGCGTATGAGCCAAAAGGAGGTAGATAGGCTTGCCGCACAAATCCGAGCTGCGGCTCTGACCGTCTATGCAACGAGGAGCATCAAGAATCCTTGGCCTGGAGTACAGGTCGAGGAGGAGAGCCCGATCGCTAAGGAGCCGCAGGTTACAATAGCGGAAGACCTATCTCAATACTTGCCGAAGGAGGAGATAGATGAATGACGAGATACTTGCGATATTGGAGCAACTAGCTGAAGCACGGGCGAGCCTGGAGAGTCGGAAGCGGTTTGAAGCAGAGTGCCAGGCGGATGTAGAACAAAGCCCAGCATATACCCATTTTCGCGATGCGCAATTCTGGCGACGCGAAAGCCAAAGGGAAGTAGATAGGCTTGCTGCACGGATCCGAGAAAAAGCTCTGGCTGTCTATGCAGAGACTGGCAATAAGAATCCCTGGCCTGGGGTGCAGATCGAGGAGCACATGGCCGTTGAGTTCGATGAGAATGACGCTTTAGCCTGGTGTCGTGGGCGCGGAGGCATCCTAGTGAAACTGGATAAGCCAGCGTTCCTAGAAGCCGCTCCCTTCCTTGCTAACGCACCAGTCAGCAACATCAAGAGGCAACGGGTTGTGATAGCCAAAGACCTATCTCAATATCTGGATAGTGAAACATGAACAGAGAAGAGAAACCACCTGTTCTTTGTGTGCTAGTGTTACTGGCCGTCCAAGCAGGATTGTGGATATTAGAGAGATTATAGGAGGACACATGATGCGTAAGGGAGACTGGGAAGGACATACAGTAACTGGTGAGGGTGTTGATGTCACCAATCCACCAGAAGATTTCACTGGTATAATAGAGGGAAGGAAGCCGTCTATTGTATATCTGGTATGCTTTAGTAACCACGATCCTTGGGAGGTAGACTCCGCGTGGAGTACTAGAGAAGCTGCTCAAAGACGGGCTGATGCGCTTCCTGGTGACTGGCGGGTTGGAGAAATGTTGGTAGACCGGCAAATGCTGTAGCTTCAACAATCAGGAATGTGTTCGAGAACGGCGAAAAAGGGAGAGATGCTCTATCTCGGTGCTCCTATCAAGTATTTCTAAGGACAATAGACATGTTGCACAATTGTACAAAATGTTTCGACACGGGCTATGTTCTTGAAGACTATCCAGAAGCTGGCGGATTCGTAGAAGAGCCTTGTGAGAACTGCACAGGAGGACGCTTGCCTGACGAGATCGCCGAGATACATGACCAGATAGCGCAGGCAGAAATAGACGAGCAAGGATATAGCCTCGGTAGGCATATTGCGGACGCTCAAGAGGCGGCCCTGATGCAAGCTGACAGGATCGCAGCTGCCAAGGCTGCTACAGGAGACAAGGAGGCACCATTTTGAACCCTCGCATTCTGGCTGCCCTGCTCATATTGGCTATCCACCCTGCATCTGAGCCGCCACCAGAGGACTATCTCAGGGCTGTTGTCAGAGTCTCGGCGGGCCTCTACCATGTAGACCCTAGTCTGGCCTGCTGCATAGTAGAGCACGAGTCGCACTGGGACCTACATGCCGTTGGCGATAACGGGGCTGCTGTTTCTCTTTGGCAGTGGCATGAGGAATCCATCAGAGTTGCCTTACGCGATATGGGCGTAACATGGAACTGGGAGAAGAACGGCGATCCGCGTTTGAGTCCCTGGATGAGCAGTCTCGCAGCTTGCCATGCTCTTGGTGAGAATTGGGCATGGTGGCCCACCAGAGAGGTATGTGAAGTGTACCCAGGGGAGGCATGTGAATCATGCCCAGAGGAGGTCTGTGAACCATAGGGAGACATATGAAACATTGCCCAAGGGAGATACGTGAATCATGCCCACACTGATTTGGGAGATTCTGGCTGTCGAGGCGGGGATAGCAATAGTGGTCTTGCTCGGTTGCCTGGCCTGGATAGGGTTTCATAGATAGTTATCCGAGGGTAGCTGTCCGCGGGTAGCTGTCCGAGGGTAGTCACTAGACATAACGACACTCATAGCCACTAGACATAACGACGCCCATAGGTGGGGGTGAAATTGGGACTTGACAACCGTGTACGTTTGTGCTATAGTAGAATTAGGCTAGATTCACACGATAATACGTCAACGGGGCGTAGGATGTTTATGCGTTTACAAGGATTCTGTCTCCGTCCCACCGAGAAATCTACTCTATTCTTTAATAGGCCAGAGTCAAAAAGCCGTATGATTGTTTACACATGTTATGTATAGCGGTTGGTTACTGTTGATTGCGAGATTTTATAGGATTTGGCTGTTTTGGACGTAAACGCCCTGTTCTTACCGTCATACAAAAGGGAGGAGAAATGAAAGAGAAGGTCATTTCGGTCCGTCTAAGCGGGGTTGAATATGCTGCTCTCCGTGAGGCTCTTGAGACTGGCAGGTCCTCGCTCTCTGAATATGTGCGATCCGCGATTGAGGAGAAGATTCTTAGGGGAACGTCTGAGGGGGAACGTTCCCTTGCCAGCCTCTATCATCAACTTCATAGCATTGAGTTAGCTGAGGAGAAGGTGAAGACTCTCTATAGCCTTTGGACTAAAACGGGTGACTTTACTCACCTCGAAGCGATTCAGAGTCTTCGCGAGACTTATCCCAATTTAGGCCTGGAACCTGCCGTCGTCAGGGCACTCGAGGTAACCCGAAAAAGAACAGGAGGAGACAACATTGGCTCTCAATCACACGATTCGGGTTCGCCTAGATGATGAGACCTGGGATGGTCTTATCAGAGTCACCAACCGCCGTGGCGGGAACATCTCAGAGTATGCAAGAGAGAAGCTTCAGAAAGCTATTGAGGAAGATCAGGGGTTTACTGAGGATGAGCTTTCCCTGATTCAATCTAGGCGGATTGTTAGACGCAGGGAGAACATTAGGGCCACCTTTCAACGTCTAGCAGCAGATTGGCGGAATACAGGAAGCCAAACTATTCTATCTAGGATGGCCGCTATGCAACAGAGATTTCCGTTCCTGGTTCTGCCCAAAGATGCCCAGGTACTCTCAGAGGTCTTGGATGATTAGACCATCAGAACTAGGATTCCCCGCCGACCACGCGCCGATGAATTATGACACCCCTGCCGATTTGGGGTTTCCAGGGGAAAGGTTTCCGCACTGGAGACTCCATCAGCGCGAGGCCATTGGGGAAATCGCCAAACAACTTAGCGATTCTTACAATCTTGTAAGCCTGAGCGGACCCACCGGAACGGGCAAGTCGTTGATTGGCTGCGCAGTAGCAAAAGAGCTAAGGCTCAGAGCTCTCATCTTAGTTGGCACCAAGCAGCTGGCTTCTCAATATGAGATGTCCTTCCCAGAAAGCGTCGTGGTGATGAAAGGCAGGAGTAATTATCCTTGTTATGTTTATCCGCATCTCACTGCAGACATCGCACCATGTACTATGGGAGATCAGTGCCCAGTGAAGTTCTCGAAATGTCCCTACTACCTGGCTAAGAAGAGGGCGCTAGGAGCAGACATCGTGGCGATGCCCTACGCTTATGCTCTCAATGAGCTCAACTATATTGGCAAGATGAGACGGCCTTTTGTGATCTTGGATGAGTCTCACCGTACAGAACGGGAGCTCATGTCCTGGGTGAATATCTCTATCAACAAGAAGCTCCTGGGTAAGTATGGCATCCAAGTTCCCAGTCTCAAAGGCTTTACAAGGTGGAAAGAATGGGCAATGGCCATCCTGCCCAAGGTCAGCGATGTCCTGGCTAAGCTCGCTGCCCAGGCTCAATCATTCAATTGGGATAAGTCCTTCATGAAAGACTACCAAAGACTTGACCGCGTCTACAAGGAAGTCGGGAAGCTGTCTGAGCTCAATGAGACCTGGCTGGAGGAATACAAACCCTGGTCTGTCAAGTTCAAGCCAGTGTGGGTTAGCAAGTATGCCTATCCGTACTTGTTCAAGCATGGCCAGAAGTTTCTGCTCATGTCGGCAACGCCACCGTTCCCTGAGGTGTTAGGAATAGGAGAGCATGGTAGCCTTGAAGTGCAATCTACCTTTCCTGTTGCAAGTAGACCTTTGATAAATCTGGCTGTGGTTAAGTTGAATCGCAAGACACTGGAGAGCCAACTTCCCAGAGTAGTCCAAGAATGCGACAAGATACTAGATAGGCATTTCGCCGAGGGCCAGAAGGGTATCATTCACAGCGTGAGCTACAAGATACGAGACTATCTACTTGCCTACTCGCGGTGGTCTGAGTACATGATAACCCATGGCCGAGCGGACAGGAGCGAGGTCTTGGGTGAGTTCATGGCAGCAGAGGGACCGAAGGTTCTCGTGTCACCATCTATGTCCGAGGGGGTCTCCTTCGATGACGATAGAGCGAGATTCGCCATCCAGGTCAAAACGCCCTTTCCGTCCCTAGCCGATCCGCAGATTCGGGCGAGGGCAAACGAGAGCAAGCGTTGGTATCAGTATCAGACCTGCATGAACATCGTGCAGACTACGGGGCGTACAACTAGGAGTCCCACTGACTGGTCGGTCAATTACATGCTAGACGGGCATCTGGGTTGGCTGGTCAATAAGTATAGAGACTATTTCCCCCAGTGGTTCAAAGATGCCATAGTTTGGAGAAAAAAAGGAAGTAGCTAGCCTGTTACAACTAAGTATGTCCAAGGGAAAGGAGGGATAATGAAGGTTTACTTGGTTAAGTTCCCCAAAGGCAGTGAATGTCCTGGTGCCTGGGAGGAGATCGTTAGTGAAGGCGATACGGGGTTTACCGAAGATCTCGGCGGCATAGTTATAGACATGCTGGGCGAGGATTGGAAAGGGCCTCGTTGGAAGATCTTCCTGACCCGTGGCGTCAAGAATTCACTTACAGTCCGAGAATCGGGGGGCGGGAAATTGAGTGTTCTTCTGGCCAAGAAGAATGTAGTTGAGATCGAGATGAAGCCCCGCGAGGCTCCTGGCAATGAGGAGGTACCTATGGAATGAGGCCTATGGCGAGACCTGGCTGGTCATCTATTGCTGGTGTGCTCGTTGGTGCTTGTCTCTTGGCAGTACTTGCTTTAACCTAGAGGATTGATGCTAGACAGTAAAAAGGAAGGTCTTGCTACCTTAGCACACATCGCAGTAGGAGCTGACTTAAGAGGTCTCGGCAGCGGGCTAAAACAGAAAAGGGAGATTCACAATGCAAGGACTCGATTGGAGAAAAGAGGTAACGATGGACAACTTCCTCATGGCCCTAGCGACACTTGGCGGATTTGCAGCTACTATCCTGTTGTGTCTCGGAGATCTCCCCACTGCCACTGCGGTCTTCTGTGGTTCATCCTTGCTGGCAGTTCTTGCTCGCATCTGCCAAGCTGATAAAATCGAAAGGAGGAGAATAGGGGAATAAGGCCTAGATCGGTTAGCCGTTTATCTACATAAAGGAGAAAGACATGCCTAAAGGAGAGTTTGGTTGGAACAGGAATCCTGAACCTGCAGGCTTCCTGGACAAGTTCGATGGAGTGGTGGAGACCGCCGTCTTCCAAGAGGGCGACTACGGAGTACAGATGGTTCTCTCGATCAAGAACCTAGACCCTGACTACGCAGGCGAGAATCAGCTTGCCTGGTACTCACTTGGCAAGGGCGACTTCGTGGTACTGGACGGTGGGCTTAGAGTAGGAGGAGCTCAGTTCAAGGAGAACTCCAAGATAGACCTCCTGGTTAAGTCCGCTCTGAAGTGTGAGGCTAAGTTGCCTCCTGGGGACGAGGCCTCAGTTTGGGAGGGTATGACCTTCCACTGGGAACGTAAGACCATGTCCGAGGTATCAGGACGCAAGATCAAGATCGGTGATAGGGAGCCCATGATCCTGGTCCCTACCAAGTACTTGGGCAAGAGAGACGTGACCGAGGAGACTGGCTCTGCTGGCTCTGACTCAGATGAAGCTGTGCAGAACGCTCTCCTGGACACTCTGGAAGCTGCCAAGGCTTCGGGCAAGGGCCCTCTCAAGTGGCCTGCCTTGATGATGCTGAGCATCAATCAGCACGAGAAGGGACTCAAAGCCGCGATAGCCACTAGAGGAGCCAGCGCTCTGAGCAGCCTAGTAGCAGCCGAGTGCGTGAGTGAGGAGAACGGAGCCTACAGCTTTGAGATGAGATTTTAGAGTCGCGGGGAGTAAGTCTGCCTTAGGCTTATCTCCCTTGAGAAGGTGGGCTAGAGTAGCATTCTTGCCCTAGCCCACCATCCAGGAGGACATCCATGAAAATCACTCTGAGCGGTGAGTTGGTTAGAATAGTAAGTCGTTCGGCATCTAGCCAGGAGAGCATAGTGGTGCTAACTCTGAGAACAGCACAGCGTCATTACGGCCAGGACTTGTTTGAGGCATTGAGAGGAGCCAAAGTCAGGGTGGAGATCAAGCCCAGAGATAGCCTAGAGTTCACAGGGGAGTTAGCATGAGTAAGCCACAGAGTGACCTCAGGACCGTAATTGAGCCCATACTTGAAAAGTATCAGATGGAACTAGATGATCTTCGCAAAGAGCCATTAACTGAGGTTCTAAAGCCTGCAAGGAAGAATTGGCTAACAGGCAAAGTCACTCCTGTTGTTGCCCTGCCTCGATATGGCCTTATGGGTCAAATCAGAGGCTATGAACAAGAATTATCTCTACTTTATAGCCTCTTATGTAAATATGACGAGGGCACAACTATCATCATAAACGGGTTGGCCTGGACAAAGGGCGAGTTGCCATGTGAAGTCGTCTATGATGAGATGGGAAGGGTAGGGAGATATGTGGAGAGACCAAGCAAGTGTGAGGAGAGACTGGTATGAGTTTCGAGCTTAAGTCTCTCTCCTATACATATCTATCCCAGTACCGTCAGTGTCCTCGGAAGTTCTATCTTTCGGAAGTTCTAGCCATCCCAGTAGCATGCCCATGGCCACTTTACTTTGGTAGGTGTGTGCATGCTGGCATAGCGGCTGGGCTGATAGACGAGGAAACCAGGGCTCTGTCAGCATTCGAGAGAGAGTGGGATTGTGGGATCACAGATGACTTCTTCCGAGATGGGGTAGTGACTTTCACAGAGCAGATCGACTGGTCTGGGAACGATCCCAGCGATCTCCGGGCCTTAGGCCTCGCCATGGTTCGCTCCTACATGACTGAGATAGCCCCATCTATCCTCTCTCCCATCGTGGGCGTGGAGATGACAGTGAGGAGACAGGTTTCACTGCCAGACGGCGGTCATCTGCCCTTTATATCTCATCCTGACCTAGTGACTGAAGACGCTATCTACGATTTCAAAACTGCCTCTCGACCTTGGCCCAAGAAACGCCTCAAGGAGGATTTGCAATCCACTTGCTATATGAAACAGATTCCTGGGCATAGATTCCTATTTGTAATCGGCACCAAGGCTCTCCCAGTTCAGTGGCAGATCGCTGAAGTTCACCGTAGTGAGGCACAGTTAGATGAACTTGACTCCGTGATTATCCCAGAGTTCGTTGAAGGAGTCTCGGCAGGCAGATTTCCCAGGAGAGAATCCTACTTATGCCGTTGGTGTAGCTATCGAGACATTTGTTGAATAGGGGAGGTATATCATGGAAGTTCTAGGTAAGATCACCCATAAGGCCCTATTGAGCCTACCTGAAAGGCCTTGGGACGAAGTATCGACTTACGACTGGCTATATCTTGTCCCCACACGTCGCAAGCATGAGAGCGGCTTCATGCAAATTGCAGTCGTGGGAGTGACACGAATAGGCGAAAAGTGGATATCTGAGATAGCCGCCTACTGTGATGATGTAAATTGGAAGTTTACTGAGGAGACGGTTCCCAAAAGTCTCTTCAACCTTATTCCCATTTTACGAACAGACTGTGAGTATCCGAGCGGCATTATGCGGTTTTGGAGGCACAAAACCCGCTTTCAAGTCGGAGTAAGTATTTCTTCCGTCGATGTTACTTTGGTAAAGGAGGCAAAGTGAGAACGCCTGAATTGTCTGAAGAGTTAGAGGAGGTTATGGACCAAGCCTTCTTTCAAGAACTAGAGAATCGCAAAGGCCCCTTCCGAGGTCCCTTTGTTGAATTGGACGACGAGGCTGAGGACACTTGGCTCAAGGAGGAGGCTCGCCTGCGGGGTGAGAAATTGGAACCCATGCCTAACTGGGTATCAGAATGGCAAAACAGAGCAGACAGAGAAAGGTGGGATGAGTCATGACCGAGGTGATAGATTCACAACAATCGCAAACTTCCCAGGTTCCAGCTATCAGGCAGCCTACGCCCATGGCCTCCTTCGAGGAAATGAGAGCTCAGGCCAACGTCTTAGTCGAATCTGGGTTCCTCCCAAAGAGCTTAGATACTCCTGAGAAAGCACTGGCAGTGATGCTCAGGGGGCGTGAGTTAGGCCTCCCTCCAATGGTATCCGTCAGCGGGGGCCTGTTCCCAGTTCACGGAGCGGTCCAGGCAGACTCTCAAACTATCTTGGCCCTCATCTTCAGGAGCGGCCTCCTGGAGGATATCTCCTTCGAGGAGACAGACGATTCCTGCACAATGACCATGAAGCGAAAGGGAATCCCCAGCGCCTATACCACAACTTGGTCATCTGCTGATGACAAGCGGGCTGGCTTTGCAAACAAGGACACCTACCGTAAGTTCGGTAAGGACATGCATCGAGCCAGATGTATCCTAAGAGGAGGACGAGCTTTATTTCCAGATATATCGAGTCATCTCTATGGCTGGGAGGAGCTCAGTGGTGAGTCTCCTTTCTCTACACTGCCAACGGCTACTCTGTCGAGGGAGGAGGGGCTAGTAGTATCCATGGCAAGCGAGGAGAGACCGCTGCTAGATGAGTCTGGTGAGGAGAAACCAGTAGGGTTAGCAGGAACCCCAGTCTCAGACTGGCTGGACTTCACTAGGGCTGCTGTAGCCTTAGGCCGTAGTCCCAAGGAGGCGCTCTACCTCTTGGAATGTTCAGACATTCCTGAGGCTAAGGCCAAATTCGGCACACCTCAGGCTACCTTGGATGCGCTCAAAGAAGTCCTAGACAGCAAAGAGGCTGCTGATAGACGAGAGTCTATCTTAACAATGATATCAGGCCTCTACTCCAAGGAGATACCCGAACTTGAGAAAATGGGAATTGTTAAGTTTGTGGATCAAAGACTAAGCCAGGAGCCAGGCCTGGATACAGAGACGTTCGACTTAAGTGAATTGGTCAAGGAAGACGGCAGTCTATATGGCGAGGAATAGTCTGTAAGAGGATAGTCCTGTGGCGCTCTTTATAGCCGACAATCGTGGGCATCACCATGTGCTAGAGCTCCTGGAGGAGGCTGGCGCAGAGGTCCTGACTACCAGGCTGGAGGCAGGAGACGTCAGCTTCCTGGCTCATGGCGGCATCTCGGTTGGCGTCGAGCTGAAGGCGTCTGATGACTTGCTGAGCTCCCTCCGCAGCGGCAGGCTATTTGAGCAATCTGCTCGGATGATACTGACCTATGAGTCCTCCCTCCTGCTCCCCTTTGGATTCCTGACTGTCACTAAGCAGGGTTACTGTCGCACGAGGACGGGAGTCAAAGTCCATCCTCCCTGGCCTACTTATACTCAACTGACCAATGCCTTGCTATCAATTAGCAAGCACGGGGTCACAGTTCTGCCTATAGCGCCAAACAAGTACACTGCTGCGCAGGTACTCGTTTCTATCCACAGCTGGTTTCAGAAGGAGCGTCATGAGAGCCTGATGAAAAGGCGGATGCCGTTCGCGATGGGCAATCAAGACGACATTCGAGCCATCCACATTGTAACTGGCTGCCCGCGAGTCAGTGTGGAACTTGCCAAGCGGTTATTGGCGGAGCTGAAAACTCCCTTGGCCGTCTTATCGGCTAGTCAAGAGGAACTCAGGACAGTGAAAGGCATAGGGAAAGTAACTGCAAGGTCAATCTACCAAGCGGCCCATGCTGAGTATGGGAAGGGCAATGGCTCGCATGGGTAAGAGAGGAATAGGTATGAAAGAGAGACAGTTAGAATATTTGGCATACAGTCTTTACTCCGTCCGAAGAACGCAGAAAGCCCTGGCCCGCCGCGAGGCATCTATCAAGAAGCAACTCAAGGAAGCCTGGGGCCCTCTAGTCGCCAAGCGAGAAACAAGGATTGTTGGCAGCGTCAGACTTACAGCCAGCAGGCGTACACATAGCGAATACTTTTTCCCTGAGATTCAGAGCTACCTTGCTGACCTTGGCCTTGGTGAGGTTTTACCCCAGCTGGTTGAGCGCAAAGTCTCCAAGAAAGCTGTAAATGCACTTGTCAAGTCCAAGGTGCTTCCTAGGGAAGTGGCGAGCCTTCTCCACGAAACCCCTGGCTATCTAGTCTGGACATGTGAAGAGGTGAGCGAGGAGGCTGGAGGCAAGTGATATTCGTATTCGACCAACGTGAGTCTGGAGGGGGGATAATGGGATGGTGGGTTGGCGTAGCTTGGGTGTTAGGAGTGTGGTTCGGGATGGCGATCATGGCGTTGTTGGCTATGACCAAGAGGGGATGAGAGAATAGCAAAAAACCGAAAGGAGGAAGGATGGTTATCTTAGGGCCAGAGGCGACAGGGATAGGGGAAGTAATGACACTGGGATGTTATGGTGGGACAGCGTTACAAGAGGATGCTACGATGAGAAATCCAGAGGCGATTGACGAAGTGAAGGTTGCGACACTCTGTGATTGTGTAGACCGGATTCAAAGGCGGCTCTGCTATATCGAGGATGTTTTGGGAATCTCTCAAAACGGCGAGGGAACAGAACTGGTCATACCCAAGCCTACAAAAGTGATTCAGCGGCTTGACAACTGTACCCAGGTTTTGAATGACAACATCCTTGTAAGATTGGAGAGGGTACTGAAGGAGGTAAATGAAATCAACAATCGTGTAGGCTAAAGGACAAGGCGCGGGCGGCATAATATGCCCGATATATGTATGTGTGGCAACCGGTCTGGGATGATACAGGGGCATAGCTGAGCTTACCGTGGGCAACCAAAATCCCTTAGCGGAAGCAGGCGAGCCACGCCCGCGTCATAGTCCTCTCTGTGGCTAGGATACTGACAACCTTATTGCGGTGTTGTTAGCGAGGCGATGGGATGACAAAAGTAAGTGTGGGGAACAACAACATGGACAAAGACAGTTTGGCGATTCATCTTGAGGGCAAAGTTTCACTTGACGATTTTGCCAAAGCCATCTCAAAACTTTCGTCGACACTGCGTGCAATAGAGAAGGACATCACGGGCAAGAACGAGATAGACTGGCTGGTGACAGATTTGCATCTCAGTAGCGACGAGACGCCAGTTCGAAGCGATAGATCGGCCGCTCGAACTAGGCTAATAGATATTCTGTGAAGGAGTGACTAGCGAGGAGGACCCGGCTATGGTATTCATGCGGCACGGATGCGGTCACAGAATCTGGCTCGTGTATCGATGGACAGGGATTCGATATAGGCCAGAGTATAGGGATGAGGAGGAAGAAAGCCCAACTGCGGGTGAATACATTACCCATTGTCCTACCTGCGGTGAATTCTTATCAACCGACGATTTGCTGGCAGAGAACACGTATCTGATAGAGCATGCCTATCTTGTAGCAGACTAACAATTGCACGTGTGATAGGAGGAGAGATGAATCGCCGCGAGTTTGTAAAAGCACTGGCGACCACTCCACTGTTGGGATTACTGGCGAAATTGCCCAAGATAGAGGATGAGTTGAATGTCATTATGTCTGGTGACCCAGGCTATATTGACATTATGGAGTGCGCTACTTCTCAAGGAATAGGTAGGAAACGATTCCCTGGTCTGGTCATAGTGAGACACAGCTATGGTCTGCCAGACTGGTGCTGGATTGAGGAGTTGCGTGATTCCATAAGGAGGAGAGACGGAAGAGATATGTGAGACATGCCAAGTTGCAGCGAAGAGGAGACTATAGATGGCCGACGAAAAAGCGCAAAGTGGATGGAATCAGTACCCGAGGACGATGGGCGACCTAGGATATTCTGATGAAGAACTAGAGCGGATGTGCCAGGAATATTGGGGCTCTGTGACCCCTGAAGAATTGCAAGCCATGCGGATGAAGGGACGAGAGGCTAGTGCCTGGTTCGATGCCGTGCTAGACTCTTGGCGCAGTGGGGGTGATAGTTTGCTATCTCATGTGGGAGACTGAAGGAGGGTCGCTATGACTACAGAAACCATAGAGTTGTGGGAAGTAAAGACGCGAACGGTGAATGTACCCCCCAAGTTCGCTGGAGAACGTTTCTATGAAGAGCCAGACGTGTGGTACGATTTCGGGCAGAGCAATCTGGCAAATGTATCTTCTAAGGTCTATCATCGCCACAAGCTAACAAGGAGGCACTGGAAGCAGGACCAAGTACTGACGATTTGGGTTTGTGACGACGACCTGCCAGATAAATTGGCAGGTTTGGTGGACAGCATTGTGGCATCGCGAATAGAGAAAGAGTTGCAAGAGCAGCGAGTCATTATACGCCAGTATGAGTCACTCAGGCGAACCTGGCTATATCGGCTATTGTCATGGTTGCACTTACTACCATAGGAATGTCCATGGAGTAACTTACCACTATGAGAGCTCTGTAGAAAAGGAGTAACCGATGACAGAGACATGCACAGAGAATGTGCAGCAGCCGGTGGATGAATTGAGGGAAGCGGGTGAACTTTTGCTAGAGAAGATGGACAACATCGGGAACGGGATGCTGTACGATCTGGATATTCTGGATGCAAGAGAAGCTTTGAGGAAAGCGCTAGATCAGAGAGGACAACATGGAGGAAATCCGCAAATGGCCGAGACACGCCTGGAGAAGGCGCAGAGGCTGGTGGACGAGGGAAAGGTGAAGATTGGCTATCGTGGCGCTTACGAGACGGGAGCAGTTGTGCAGACAGAGAGGAGCCACTATCACACTACGGTCTATACCTCTGGCAAGTTCTTCTGCACCTGCAACTGGGGTCAACACCATTCTTACACCGACGACCTCTGCGTTCATGCACTTGCCGTTCAGTTGGCCATGGAAAAGGAGAACTGACCAAATGCTAACCGAGGCAGAGCGTGAGGCTTTAGGCAAACAGATAGCAAACATGCCGTCTGGTACAGAGTATGCAGCGATAGGCAATCTGATAGCAAACATGCCAGATGGCACCGAGATTGCCATTGGAGTACGTGATCGAGGCTGGAACGCAAGAGCTTATTACCAAGAGCCTCACTTGTGGGATGAGTATTACAAGAGCTATACAGGCTATGCCAACTCTCGTGTTTCCAGTTGCCTGATTGCTGTGTCGGAAGCATTAGGTGATCTGGCGAAGAAAAGAAGAGAGACACAATAACGAGGCAACTCAATGAATAGGCTCGTTGTTGTAATCCTATGCGAAAGGAGAACTGACCGATGCCCCCCTATCAGCAACAAGCCAAACCGATGGTGGGATGGGAAAAGCGATACACAGTAGATGGCAAATACTGGACGTGGTTCGATCCTGAAGGCAACCCAGGAACGCCGCCCAGTATCAATCATCACGGAAAGAAGGAAAGAGATATGCACCTAGCTTCTGACATCAGCCCCACACTAAAACAATACTGGCAAAGTATACGCAGACCCGACGAACCTTTCTGTAGGCGATGCGGAATCCCAGAGAGAGCAACAAACAGTCTCAAGGCCTTTGAGATGGGGGGCGAATCGTTCTACCTGTGTTTCAAATGCCAGAAAGTTCTGTTGCAAGCCCTATGGCCCGATGAGGCTGAGAGATCATGAAGACACACTATGCAAGGAGGAGCAAATGACTGATCTTTGGACTTGGCTCGCCACACCCGTGTCCATCGCACGGGGTATTGTCATGATCTTTGTATTTGTCCTAGGAGCCTTTCTTGCAGGGGAGAAGTACGGAGCATGACTGAGACACGCCTGGAGAAGGCACAACGGCTGGAGGATGAAGGACGGGTTTGTGCCATTATGCGACGGCACAACTATATTGAAGCCAGGATACTGAGAGATGGGGGCTTCTACCGCACTGTGATCTACGACTCTGGCTGCTTCTTCTGCACTTGCGACTGGGGCCAACACCATTCTTACACCGACGACCTCTGCGCCCACGCACTCGCGGTCAAACTGGCTATGGGGAGGACGGAACTATGACCGAGACCCGCGTGAAGAAGGCGCAACGGCTGGTGGACGAGGAACGAATCACTATCCTCTGGCGGAATGGTCGGGACGCCGAAGGAACAGTCCGAGAAAAGGAGGGATACTATCATACCATCGTATTTAACTCTGGTCACTTTCTCTGCACCTGTCCTTGGGGTACAGACCATTCCTTCACCGACAATCTTTGCGCCCATGCACTTGCGATCCAGTTAGCTATGGAAAAAGGAGAGAGAGCATGTCTGACTGGCGAGAGATCGACAACAAGTTAGCACGAGACTTGATGGGATGGACGTCAGAGACAGGACATTGGTACGATCCTGGCGATCCCCTAATGCTAATGTATCTTGCTGAAGAGGCCGATAGGATAGCAGAGACAACGGGCTGCCCAGTGGAGGAGAACCGTGTCTGGTCGCCGCACTCGAATATTGCCCAGGCGATGCGGGTAAAAGATGCCATAGTGGGCCGAGGTGTGTCATTTAGGTTGAAAAGTTGTTCAGGCTATTGTTACGCCGAATTTTGGTGGCCCTCTAGCAAGGAATATGCTAGTGCATTTGGAGCGACTGATGCCAAGGCCATCACTCTGGCAGCCCTGAATTGGATAAGGGAGGAAAGCAAAGCATGACTCCTGAAAGGCCCATAATCTATTCTACACGTTCGATATTGGCTCACCAGGCTGCGGAGAAGACACAGACTAGACGGCTGATAAGGCCGCTGTCGCCTGGCAATTCCTGGATACCCTGGCAAGACGAGGTGCACGGCATTTGGTACTGGCGTCATTCTAAAGACAGGCTTCGAGGCAGACTTGTCGCCATGCACCAGCCCTACGCACCAGGCACTATCTGCTGGATACGGGAAGGGCTGAAACGCAGCGAGAGTGGAATTGTAGTCTATCAGGCTGATGGAACTCCGGCCTGGTTTGTCGGTAGACATGCTGCAGAAGGCGTGGAGACAAAACAATGGACATGGAAGCGGAGCAAACTCCCCGCAATGTTCATGCCCAAGTGGAGCTGTCGCTATTATGTCAAGATATTGGCTGTGCGTCCAGAAGGGTTGCAGGACATCGGCGACAGAGATATTGTGGCTGAGGGGACACTGAACGCCTTCCCTAACATACCCATAACTCGTTACGATGGTCAGTATCGAGACTGGTACAGAGAGTATTGGGAATCACTTCACAAGAAGCCGGGCACGCGATGGGAGGACAGCCCCTGGGTGTGGGTCTATACCCTAGAGCCAAATGTAGATACAGGCAGGCACGATGTCTCAAGACGATGAGAAGGTAGATGCCTGGAACATCTGGGCTAAACGATTCAATGGGATATTGGATGGAGCGTTCAAGACCACGTTTGCTGACTTTCTAGGAGAGGCTGTCCGCGGCATGTATCGCGCGGGGTGGTCGCCTGAGCTGGCGGCTAAGGCTTTCATCTGGACAATACATAAGATAGAGCATTTTCGGCCAGTTGCGGAGCCAAAGCAAAAGAGGATGCTATGAGCAATCTGAGCGCGAGGTAGGGGGCAGTGAACAGGCGCATTTTGAGAGTGTTCCCAAGACGCACAAGCATAACGCCAACGGATACGTTAGCATTCGTCGGCGATCCCCCGTTATGGAGGCCAGAAGCCGATGAAGTGCATGTATCGGTGACGTTCACTTGGGATGTAGAGGAAGGGCATCGCTTGAGGGACGCTTGGGCACAGTATTATCCCGTTGTCAAAATTGGTGGCCCAGCGATAGATGAGAACCCACCAGGCGAGTTTGTGCCGGGGATGTATGTGCGTCCTGGCGTCACATTCACTAGCAGGGGTTGCCCTCGTCACTGCCCCTGGTGCCTTGTGCCCAAGAGGGAGGGAGGCATCCAAGAGATTGCAATAATGCCAGGGTGGATTGTGCAGGACAACAACTTGCTTGCAACATCACATAAACATCAGAGCAAGGTCTTTGAGATGCTGCGGTCTCAACATCGCGCTGTCAGCTTTCCTGGAGGATTGGATTCCCGATTACTAACTGACTGGGCGGCGGATCAACTCTTGATGCTCAAGATAGGACAGGTTTTCTTCGCAGCTGACAGCAAGACAGCCATTGACAATCTGCGGCCAGTGAGAGATAAGCTCTCCCCTCTAAGGCGGAGGCAATTACGCTGCTATGTTCTCATCGGTTTTCACGGCGAGACGCCAGATGAGGCAATCTTGCGGCTTCGTCGGATATGGGATATGGGGTTCATGCCATTTGCCCAGCTCTATCAGCCTGTTAGTAAGCAAAGGATTCTCTATGATACATGCTGGCGTGGCATTGCTCGGCGCTGGTCTCGTCCAGCTATTATGATGGCGCAACATAAATAGATATAGCGGCTAGGGTGAGTCTGCCCGGTTAAATCTGGAATCTGCCGATGAAACTGAGTAAGCCACATTCCCCCTATAACGAATTCTATGCGCATAGATTCGTCATAGATTCGTTATAGAAGAGAGGAAGAATATGAGCAAATGGCACAATGTGAAGACGCGCAAGGATGGCTTCACATTCGACTCGCTAGACGAGGCTGCCCGATATGGCGAACTGAAACTGCTAGAGCGAGCTGGCGAGATAACCGACTTGAAAATACACACTCGGCACATGCTCCAGGAGGGTTTCCGCTATCAGGGCAAGTGGATAAGGCCCATCATCTACATAGACGACTTCTCGTATGTGGAGAATGGACAGAAAGTCGTTGAGGATGTGAAGGGGAGCAAGAAGGTGATGACTGCGGATTTCAAAATCAAACGCAAGATGTTCATTAAGAGATACTGCCTGGGCGGGGACGTAGACTTTCGGATAGTGATGCCGTAAGAGCCGTTACGGGGTGGATTCATTCGGGGAAGAGAGACGCACTTTATGAACAGCGTACAAATATATGACAACGTTCATATCCGTTATGGACGGGTTCATATTCTTGCGGGGAGGCCTGTAGTGATGGCGAATAGACCGTTTGACCAGCAATCTGTTTGAATTGAGGAAGAGGATGGATACAACAGAAAGACAATCCGATGAGCATAATGTTCATCTGAGTTGCAATACCATATTCACCACAGGCTCGATAAGGGGAAGATCGTTGGATGTAGACACATTAATCTATGACAAGGCCGTGGTCTGTCAGTTGCATTCCTTGGTTGGAGAGCGAATCAATCTGGTTATGCCCTGGAGCTCATTCCCGCTACGCCCTAACCAGCGCTCGTCTCCGTCGTGTCTAAAAGTTCTGTATTTGAGTGGCCTCCTATTAGAGATGTCTGCTCATATGAATTGGGAAAGGGACGGATACGAGACACATCTTGTCCTTGAGGAGACTACTTGGGTGCAGAAGAGGAAGGAAATGTTGACGGAGTGATTCTTATAGACCAGAGGAGGCAATAGAGTGAACGTCAAGAAAGTATTGTGGCGGATACTGAAGGCACTAACAATGGGCAACTTAATAGTTTCGTCTTTTGTAGCATTGGCGGCCCTTATCTGCAAGATCACTGGAACGCCTATCGACCTTGTATCGGAGGTATTACCTATTCTCTACACAACATTGTTTCTTCTGATCGTGGCACTGATACTTGCTACGCTGTGGGACCCAGACGGAAGATGAAAGGAGAACGATGCGTAACCTATTTGAAAAGATTCTGTGGCTTGCGTTTATTGGGACGGCGATCTTCTGGGCCGCTATCTCTGCTCGTTGGGGCTGGTGGTGTGGCGACGAGATGCTGTTCAAGTTACTCTATGCAGTGCGGCCATGAAGACCGTAGCAGAGCAAGTAGTCGAGCGGTATCGGGAAATCGGTTCCATGAAACGAGCAGGGGCACTCTTTGGTTTGAGCCAAGAGAGAACACGGGCCATCCTAGTTAGCATGGGGGAGCCGATACGTCTGAGCACCCGCCAGAAGACAATGCTGGCCGAGGAGCACGGTGATGAGATCGTTGCACGGTATCGAGATGGTATGGGAGCAAAGAGAGCAGGCGAACCTTTTGGGCTTAGTGGACAGGCTGTATTGAAGCTACTGAAGCGGCGCAATGAACCGCTACACCGTAGCTGGCGGAAGAATAATTCGCCGAAATGCTGTCTATGCGAGGTTCTGCTATCAGAAGCGCCAGAGGGCAAAGACGGATTATGTGGCTGGTGTATAGACCAAGGATGGACTAAAGACAACTATGGGGAGAGAATACGCCAGAGGCACAGATTGGGTGGATGACGCCATCGACTTTGAGCGCAAACTAGACTTCCTGCGCCCCGACGACCGCCTGTTAATAGCATTGCGGTACATGGGGCTTAGTTTCCGGCAAATAGCGGACGTGTATCACATGTCACACCAGGGAGTTGCGAAAAGGTTTCGCCGAGCGATTGAGAAGTTACGAGAGTAGCCATGTGAGGAGAGAGAATATGAGAATGTCCCCAGAACAGTTCCAGGCACTTTGCGAGGAGTTTGAAAAACGTGAGCATGAATTGATGGGATTCAAAGCCGAGGAGTACGCATCCACCACCGACCGTCTCTTGAACTTCAGACAGATTGCTACGTTTGAAGACCGCACCATGCCTCAGGTAGCCATGACCTATCTGCTCAAGCATCTGCAAAGCATCAACATGGCTGTGCAGAAGGGAGATACTAAGTGGTGTTGGATAAACCCAGATGGCGGCGAGGGACTCAAGCAGCGATTTGCAGATGCGCGCAATTATCTCTTGCTGTTAGCTGCTTGCATCGAGGAGCGATTCAGAGACGAGTAAAGTATGTGACATGAGGAGGAAACATGAGCAAGACACCTGATTCGTATTTTGTGATCATCGTTAGCGAGGATGGTGAGGCTTCCATTAGGCAGTATGATCGGACTGGTATTAAACAACATCTTGACAAGGGATACTTTGGATGCGTTACGTTTCAAGATGGTATTGCCAATTGTGCCCCTGCCTGCTGGGATACTGGGGAGAAGTGCAGACCAATGCTTATTATCAAGGGCAGGATAGTAGTACCCAAACCCCAAAAGGTAGTTACCCAATGGACCCTGGAGGAAGAATGACATGGAGGAGGAAGATGGAGACTTACAGAACAGAAGTGGAGGCAGGCGACGGTCTTGCTAAAGCAGAAGGAAAAATTGCGTTTCGTGGGCCTGTAACCGACGACTGGATCGAGGAGCAGATCGCTCTTTGTAACACTGCGACGAAGGGGCCTTGGCGTTACGATGGCATGCACAATGAGATTCACAGCGATGGCGATTACTTTCTAATCGTTTCTGAGTGTCGCTCGGCACCAGATCAACAATACCGCCAAGACGAATTTCGTCATCAGTACGATGCCAACTTTGCGCTCATCGCTGCCATGCGTGAAGGCTATCCTGCCGTGCTTGAGGAGCTGCAGGGCCTTCGTGCGAGTTTCGCCTTATATGCAAAGGCGGTACAAATGGGGCAGAGACTATATCTTGAGGCCCATCCAGAACTTGGTGAATTGGTCGAGGAGGATACAGGCAAAGTGGTAGCATGGCTCGTACAGCAAGTAGAACAACGGCCTTGGGCAGAGTGCTCCCGATGTGGTGCCATGTGCTTGGAGCAAGATATGGCGAATGGCATCTGTCAGCAATGTGCGGCAGCCCAATGAATCTCTGTCCTAAATGCCAAATGGCAGTATGGGATACCCTAGAGCGCAAGATCAGCGCAATACCAGGCTTCACTTTCACTGACGACGATGCGTACTTGCTATTGACCTGCTTTGGCATCTCCTTGCAAGATTTCGAGTCAGCCATGGCATCACGCGGATGGTACAGATGTGATGGTCTATGGAGCCAGGAAGTGAATGAAGATAGGCTTTGTCTTGAGTATGCGAAAGGAGATCATTGAACCATGTGGACTCAGACTGAAGCGGCTGCTATTCTCAAAGAGATTCGCGAAAAAGAGTATCATCCTCCAGTAGAATGTCTCCGAACAGGCGAGCGCGATTATGACGAAGACATCTCTGCTTGGTATTGTGATTGGTGCAATGCCAGGCTTGGCTCGTGGGACTGGGGCAACCCTGACTTACACAAGGACATATGCCCCTGGGCGCGGATCCTACAACTGCTAGAGAAACTAAGCGCAGAGGCCGGGGAATGACTGTATGGTGCGGGTGGCCTGCCCGGAAGGCAGGATGTCTCACTGAACATCAACCATACTGGTTGGAGAGCATGGCATCGAGACAGTGCTAGATGCCCCTGGTGAGTTCGACTCTCACCCCGCACCATGACGAATCCCAACACAGAGAGGAGGAGGAAATGGATGACTCGCAGACGCCGAGACCTGTCGGCGACGACTTGCTCCAGCGGCTTTGGGGATTGTACGAATCCCATGACAAGGATATGCTAGTAGAATGCTGGCAGGAGTGTCCACACACAGCGGTAAAGATACTTCTGCGGCACATCGACTACCCAGCTATGCAGGCGTTTGGCTTTGCCACAATGCGTCTCACTTGGGATGCAGAGGCGGGCAAGAACTTGGCGGTGCACAGGGCTTTGATGAAGATCGCTAAGGAAATATCTCCCAGCGAGCACATCGAAATTACGCCTGAACAGGTTGCCGGTTGATAGATATGTTGCAGATGCCCTAGCCCCTTGGCCTCAGTTCTCTCGTGTGGATGAGAGTGGCCAGGCCAAAGCTTGTACTGGCTACAAGAAACAGTTTCTCTACCCAGACGAAACCCGTCTGAGGGAGGTCTTGGTAGCCAGCGTAGGCCGCCACAGTATAAGCAGCCATGGCCAGGACAGCGCTTAGCAAGAAGGTTACAGCGCGTTTGCATTTGGGGGCTAGGTTCGCCAGCCCCGCAATCTGCCCCATAAGCAGGTAAGCAAGCACGCCGGCCCCGCCACCGGAGATAATCCATGCTAGAAATTCTCGAAGCTCCATGTCTCTACTCCTATCTTAGGTAGGTGACTCTGAGAGTGCCATTCGTTTCCGTGTCTCTAATGGCCCTGAACGCCCTGAGAGCATTAATGCTGGAGATAGTTAGTTCGTCCCCACTGGCCAGGAGGTGTCCCTCACTAGAAGTAGGGTCGGTCCCGTCCATCCTGAACCGTATTGCGGCTGTCTCCAGGCTGAGCAAGGCTGCAATAGGCGGAGCAGCCCCATCAGGGGCTAGATAATCAGCAGTCAGACCTACCGCCGAATCTCCGACTGTGATGCTTTCGTAGGCGTAAGGTTGTCCTGAATGTACACTGATGTAAGTCATAGCTGTCTTTCTCCTTGACGAAACTCCCTGAACATGGTATAATAAGAGTGATCAGAAGTCAAGTTGGGCATGCTTTCCTCCGGCAGGTTGTGAGTTGCCCAGACTCACGGGTCCAGGATCGCTTGGGCGACGGTCCTGGGCCACCTGCTATCACAGACTCAGGACCTGGGCCACCTGCTATCTTAGGCCCAGGTAGTATCCTTGGGACGTCTACTAGCGACTCCAGTCCACCTACCATCTATCCTCTACCATCTACTAAGTTATGCAAACCTGCACCATTGCACCGTAGAGATATACATCCTTCGCGGCATCGCTAGTCTTTATCTCCAAGGAAAGATCTGAAACGCCTGAGGACGGAGAGAAGGTATCGTTTACCCTGTATATGTCATGGTCATCATGAGTTGAAGTAAGCTCCAACGTCCCTCCTGCATAAGTCAATCTTACGTATCCTGTTGCCAGCCCCGAACCTACTGTCCGCAGCCAAGCATAGAATCTATAGGTTCCTGTTCCAGCACCCTCTGTTTTGGGATGAGAAGTATCTATAGGAACGCCAAGCGCACTTTTGCCAGCTACAGGCACAGTTACGTAAGTTGTCGAAGTAGTAGTCGCCACTCCACTGAGTAAAACCGGAACCCAAATACAGACTATGCGATTGCTAGTATTCTTGACGTCTGTCCTTAGGTTGTTATACTGGGACTTGAGAACTTTGACATCCCCTGCGCCAAGATCGCTACTCTCCATACTCATGCCCTAGCCTCCCTTTATCTGTAATTTCGCAATGACGTGTTTGGCTTCATTGACGCCTTTCGTGTTACTCGCTACCATCTCATGGCGAGTATACATATCTCCGTTCTCCTCAAACATCCGAATGAAGTCTATCCTATCGAGGAGGGAGCCACCCAGAGGCGCACTGTATCCCAGATAGAAGTAGTTGATAGTCTGGCCTATGTCAGGACTGCCTGTCTCAGAGCTCCTTTCACTGACCTTGAAGGATAACCACTGCCAGCCTGCCTCGATATCTCCATGAGCGGTATTGAATTGCCAGTAGTTACTACTATCGTTCCCAATTTTAATCTCAAGGTTACCTGCTAGATGCGTGATGGCATCTACATAGTAGTATAGCTGGAAGTAGCCCGCAGTAGTAATGTTGGGAGTAACATCTAAAATCGAGTTCACAAACCTTGGGCTGGGCGCAGTTCCAACTGCCTCCAGGCAAGCTGATCCCTGGCGGTATGCTACTAGCTCCAGACTTCCGCTATTATCCCCGTAAGTCCAGGCGGGAGCAGTGCCCTCCGAGTCGCATTCGGAGATGGTAGTAGCTATCTCAGGCGCATTGAACAGCCCTATCTCATGCCAGGCCATGGTCGCTGTACCTGGAGGAAACACTGCTGTCAATCTAGCAGTCAAGCCCAGGTCTTTCACTTGCTTAGTCTGAACCTGCACCCGTGCCATCTCAGCTTTCAGGGCCGTCTTGACCTTCGCTCCACTGCCTAGTTCCCACTGCCCAGTTCCTACTGCTACATAGTCAGGAATGGCGGGGTCTGAATAGTCGCCAGGCGCGTCCTGGGCATCCCCTCCCAGCAACCACTTAGCATGTAATAGCCTATAGGTATCGGTTACCAGGTCTTCGTAAATAGTGATCTTACTGGATGGATTAAGGAATCTGAATAGCCTACCAAACCAGTCTCTCATAGACACCTTTCCTAGCTTTAGCTAGCCACTGATACGCAACTGGCATACCACAACCTTGACTTGAGAGGCTGTCTTAGTACAGTATCCATCCGCATTCTCGTCCCTCACCAGCATATCCCCACCTGACCCCGCATTGAACAGCCCTATCTCCTTCCAGGTAGCGTTGCCAACCCCCTTGGTGAAGATGGCCGAGAATCTGGCTATGTCTGAATTGCCCCCAGTCCGCCATCTGGCCGTGATCGGCTGTCTGGCGACTTCGTTCACCAGGGCAGTCAATTTGCTGGCTTCCCCTGAAGTCAAAGTCCCGCTCCCAACTGCGATGTGAGTTGGCCTACCAAAGACCTCATAGTCGGGGTCTTCAGGGTCTAACTCAAAAAGCCCCGCCATCCTCCCCGCATGACGCTGCTTATACACATCAGTAATGGTCATTTCCTCAAAACCTTCCCAGGGGGATCAAGTGAAGCCTTCCCAGGTGGATCAATGGAGAGCGTCGTCTCAATCCTAGTTAGACGGTTGGTTAAGGCCACTTTCATCCCCTGGATGTCTGTTACTAACCCATCCAACTTCCTGAGAATGGCTTCCTTGTCTTTGATATCCCTGGCCTCGATGTCGCGGGCTACCTTGTGGCTGTAACTGTAAACTCTCAAGATAGCAGCGAAACAGGCAACTATCACGGGAACAAAGACCTCGAAAGAAACCCCCATTGTGATCTCCCTATTTTTTGTGTGATGTCTAAGCCACCTACTACCTATGGGGATGTTTCTATTCTCACCCCACTAGGGATAGTATGCAATCACGGTTCCGTGGACTATGTCGCAATGTTTGACCTCCGCACCACGAAGTGACCCTCTTCAGCAGCCTGGCCCGTACCCGTACTCTCCCATCGGTAGAACCAAGTCCCTGCCTCATCAATGCTGACATTCGCATGATAGTGGCCCTTTGAGTCTTGGACTAATTCGTCGTCAGTTTCGTAGATGTACGTAGTAGTATTGCCTGAGGGGTCAGTGAATTTAAAGGTGACGGTCGTTGGGTCGACGTCCTGGTCGTCCACATCTGTGAAGGCTCCTGCGACCTTGACTAGGTCGCCTATATCATACACGTTAGCCATTTTCATCCCCCAAGTCGCTAACAGCGATCTTGCCAAGAAGCGTCTCACTGACAGCCAGGTTAGTCGAGCTCGTGTCGCTGGCCGAGATGGTATTCAGCAATGTCTCTGCGACTTCTACGAATCCAAGGGACGCAATCACGACTACTTCGACAAGCAACGAGATGACCTGTTGCCTAGTCAATGTCATTGAGGTAGTGGCTGAAGCCAAAGCACTTGCGTCCACGCCTAGGGCTAAGGCTGAGGCTGTAAGTGCCTCTGTTGCAGCTGCTCCTGAGGAGGTCAGTCCCAGGGAGCGGTCTAGGGTAAGTGAAGATTTGAAGTCTAGTCTAGGGGAAGCCGCCAGCCCTTGAAATATGCCCAGGAGGGCATCTGCTAGGGCCTGAGCTGAGGCTGTTAGAGTTGCTCCATCCGACCTCGAAAGTGCTGCTGCGGCCAAGGCCGAGGCCAAAGACTCAGCACTTAGTCCTGCCCGTCTCAACAAGGAGGCAGCAGATTGAGTGGCAGCCACGCCTGCATCTGTCAATCCTATCTGCCTTGTCAAGGAGGCACTTGCTAATGCCACTGCCAGAGCCACAGCCGAGATAGTGGCATTTCGGTCCAGAGCTATTGTACCCAGACTTACAGCTAGAGCCGCGTCGCTCAATCCAGCAGCCCTGGCCAAGGATATGGCGGCCTTGACCCCTGCTACTCTTGTTGCTGACATCCCTGCTAATCTTGCCAGAGAGGTACTCGCCAAGGCAGCTGCTACTCCCGCTGCTGATATTGCATCGACTCGTTCTAGGTCTAGTACACCCAAGCCTGTCGCTTGCCCTGAATCTGTCAGTCCTGTTTGTCTTGCTAGGGAAGCATCAGCTATTACAGCAGCCAGAGCCGCCGTCGAGATTCCGCCTTCTCGGTCCAAAGTCATCGTGCCCAGGCTTACGCCTAGAGCGGTATCACTCACCCCCACTGACCTAGCCAAAGAAATGGCGGCTCCAATTCCTGCCACCCTCGTTGGTGATAGCCCCACTGACCTAGTCAGCGACGCACCAGCCAGCGTCCCAGCTTGCCCCCCATCAGATACCCCAGCTGCCCGCCCTAGCGATGCGCTGCCAAGAGTTCCTGCCTGACCCGACGCTGCCGCTGTAGCCACGCGTGAGAGGGATAGAGATACGGGATAGTCTTCAGGCTGTGCCCCCGCCGTGTACGTACAATAAATGGAGTATTTGTAGTTATTTTGTTCATCGAGGGATATAGTGGCAGGCCATAAACTTCCGTAGCTAGCGCATGATGTATCGTCGCCCATTCCTTGATTCTCTGCGCCAACATCGTAGCACAGTTTATTGAAGGCGTAGGCTCCTGGATCATCGCTACTAAAAACTAACCAATAATCCCCAGCAGCCAGACTTGGAGAGGTGCCAAAGGCTACATCATACCACTTCTCTGCTTCTTGGGTTGTAGTTCCTTCATCGGTTGTTCCGTGTTCGACTAAATCCAAAGATGAATCGTAAATTGCTGCCTTAAACGCGATCTCAAAATTGTGAACAAGTATGCCGTTGGCGAAGCAATTGTGTTCATCTTCTATCTCAAAATGATATGCAACTACTGATTCATCGTGAGGAATGGCCTTTTTTACAACAATCCATCTTTGTCCATCGAATACCTTGTCTCCTTCTCTAATCTCGTCTGCTTTTCTCCAACCCTTTTCAACATACACCAAATGATCTGGCGTCAGTTTCAGGCCATTGATTTCTATGTATCCCTTTATCTTATGGCTATGCAAGCGGGTGATTTTATTGTAAGATACTCTCTCCCTGTCTAAATCGTAACCTAAAACAAGGTCTCCAATTCTTGCTTGTTTAATAGGAAGCTCGCCTTTACCTTGAATAACCACAACGCTATTCTCTTCTATCGAATCCAAAAACAGGCTAAGCCCCAATGTCATCTTAGAAGCATCCCCAGCCTCGGATAGAGTAAAAATACTTCCTATAATTGCCCCATCAGGAATTGCGCTAAAACTATAAGACCCCAGTGTTTCATATCCGAACTTCGTTCCCTTGCTACTTATAGGATAAATAGCATTATCCAGAAACTCTTGGGGGCAAGTAATGGACAGAATTCCATTCTCAATATTCAGCTCTTCCCAAGTCCAGTTTCCTTCTGCATCGGTCATCTTTGGCCGATAGATATGAAAGGCTTTGCCACATCTGTACTTTTCCGCATCTGCCTCAGAGGTGTGCATGTTCGTTCTGGTGGCATGGTAGACAGCATAGGAGCCAACTACGTTTTCTGGTCCGATTGCCCCATCAGCAATTTCCTCTTGTGTAAGTGGCGGTTGGTAGTAGAACTTGAGTCCCTGTGTTTCAATATTGAAGATAATCTCGTTAGTAGCTGGCTTCTTCTTGAAGATAACCTCAAATTCAAAACCTCCAAGTTCACATTGGCCGAACTCACTAGCTATACCTGCCTTATTTTTGGCGACGACAGTCCTGGGTTCCAGTGCATAGAAGTAGGCTTCCGTATCCCTATCAATCCATTTGATTTTACCGTCTTCTAGAACAGGCAAAATCTTCCTTTGGGGTGAAAGACCAACTTTGACGAAGCACTCGCCTCCCCAGCGACTTAGCTTGACATGAGGCTCGAAATCCGTAATTTGCCTGTTGCCAACTTCAACTATATCGCCGCCAGCAAGTGTGATCTCATATGTGCTGTTTTCTTTCAAGGATGGTTCTCGGAGCATCAAAATCCCAGTCTCCTATCATAATACAGGAGCGTACCGTCCCAACTGTACTTGTTGGTGGACTGACCGTCCTCGTAGAGCCGCTTCGTTTTGGAGGTTCTGTTACGCTTTGACAGAACCTCCAACCACTTTCTAGCCATACCTTACCCTTAGTTGTGAGCTTAGAGTCAGCTCGCAGCAGCGGTACAGGTTATTGTCAGGGTGAGGGAGTCCCCGTCATCAATCGTCTTGTCACCCGCTGTGAAAGCTCCTCCACCATAGAGAGTATCCACGCTACCGCCCTTGGTAGCAGTAGTAGTGATGAAGGCTCCACCGACTGTAGTGTCGTTGGTATCGATGGTAAAGACTGCCTTGGAAGCCGAGTTATCCACCGACTGCCCTGAGACCGAACCAAGCGTAAGTGTCTGGCGGTTCGCCTCATCGTATGCAGTTACCTCAGTCCAACCAGCATGGCTAGATTCTGTGTCGCCTGCGGCAAATGATGGAGTACCATCAGTAAGCCCAACATACCAGGCCGCTGTGTAAGACGACCCTTTGAGGTGTTTGTCCAGACTGTCGTCCAGGCCGGCGTTCACCACCAGGTTATCGAACTCATCCGTCCACTTGAGTTTCCCGTCTGGCCCCCGACACACCACATCGAAGTGTGTGCTCAGTGTTCGTGCCAATGTTGCTTGCATTTCTACCTCCCTAGTTGTTCACCAGTTACTTTTTATTATAGCCTCGAAATTGGCCCTGGGCAAGATATGGTACATGGCCAGGCGCATCATCTCCACAAGTTGCCTCTCACAGTACCTTACCATCTAACACTTTCCACGCTTCTGTATCATCTTAGAGCAAGTCTGTTGTTTGGCCTACTAAAGTGGCTCGCACTCGCTTCCATGTATTGGGGTCGAGCACTACTACATAGTAGGTGTCAGTCGTATCGACCCGCGAAATGTAGCGCCACGGATTATCAGGGTCTTGCATAATCCATTCCTCATGATTGATCCTTGCGTCTTTCATGGTCGCGGGCCAGCTGCCGAGCGCAGATTTGGCCCATGCGATATCAGACACTGAGGACTCCTCTACGGGAGCTATTGAGCTGGCTTCGTCAGGTAATGCCTGCATCGCTCCTATGATGCTTCTGGTTGCCCCCTCGTCGTGATCATAGTGGTACCAAGGTTCCTCGTAGCCGAAGTCGAATAGGAATGCCGCGATGATCCAAGGTAAGTCTCGAAGTCGCTTCTCACCCTCTGCCACCTCGTGGAAATATGTCTGTGGATCAGGATATAGTTTACGCCAGCCTTCCTTTGGAGTGCGGCCTGCGATACCACCGTCTACTCCCCACTCGGTCAGGAGCACACGCGGGCTAGAGGTTACACCCATGGAGGTTACACCCTTGCCTATCCATTGGGCCATATCCCACTCGATGCGGCCCAAAGCATGCCATCGGCCAAGTGGCCCCTCGACATCGGGTCGCCAGTAGGCATGAAGGCCAACATAGTGCCCCAATACCCCAGCCATCTGCACCGCAGGAGCCAGTTGTTCTAATTTCCAGCGAACTGCCCCCTCGTCGCCTGATGGGTTACCTTCTGGTAAGTCCAGAATGACTACTCGGATGCCGTTCGCACTGGCTTCCTTCATCGCCCCAATAGAATAGCCACATAAATGGGCTAAGGCGTCTGGGTTGCTATCTGGATTGTTACACTCTGGCTCATTCGCAAGGGAGTAGCAGGTAGCCCACGGGCGACCTCTCCATTCTGGCAACATCCTACGTACAAAGTCACGGCCTCCCTCCTCCCCTCGGCGAATGTATCCAGCGTCTATGTCGTCTGTCCATAACCGAACTAGCTTGTTCGCCACGCGCGGCATCGGGTCTGGCCCAGCTGGAGGGTTTACTAACTTCACCCAATCGGCCCCCAGGTCACGGATAGCCTGCTCCATCCATGATTCAACTCTCTGAACATGCATTGTGGTCTTAGTCATAACATCCTCCTTCTCAAAGTACGGCACAGGATCAATCCAATCTTTATATGGGCCGTTCAGCACCCCATTCACTTTCAAGCCCAAATGGAGGTGGGGGCCAGTTGTTCGGCCTGTGTTCCCCGATTCCCCTATCTGTTCCCCTCGTTTCACTCGCTGACCCATAGCCACACTGATCTTACTAAGATGGGCATAAAGAGTCAAGCACTCGTCTCCGTAAAGATAGACGTGCTCTCCATAGGCAGTTCTCCATCTTGGCTCACACCATCCGTCATGGCTTGCAAAGACTGGCGTTCCCGCTGGACAAGCAAAATCGACTCCCTCATGGCCAGCCAGATTATAGGGAGCATACCAGTCGGGATGGTCTCCAAATCTCTGACTGACATGCCAACGCCGCGTAGTGGGATAGCCTAGCATTATTCCTCCAGCAAATCACCAAGTTCTGTGAGTATTTCAGTTTTGCCTTGCCAGACATGCTTATCGTCCTGGAGATGCGCCCTGGTCAGGGTAAGGTCAGTGTCGAATGTCTTCTGCATGAGCTCATTGTAGAACTCAGCGAATTGCATCGCCGCCTCGGTATCTCTGAATTGCACAGACGTGGCAGGACTTCCCTCTTCATGGGCGAAATTGCCATTCTCATCCAACACCGCGAGTGTCTTCAAAGTATCCATCCGCAGGCTCTCTACATCCTCAAGGTGTTCTGTGATAGCCCTGAGCAACTTCCTTACTCGAAGCCCGCCATCCAGCGGAATGTTGAGAGGCAAAAGTTTCCGCAAGGCTCTGAGCACTACCCCCGCATGGTCGTTACGGGAGTTGTCAATCAGTTGGTGATTAGGAATGCTGACTTCAGTCATTGGTCTCTCCCCTCTATACTATTCAATCGCTTCTGTAACACCAATATCTCTGCCCGGATTGCCTCGCGTTCGGCGTCGGCCCGCTGATCCTGTTGCCAAAGTTGTCCAACAGCACCCATCAATAGCTTCGTCGTACCCCTTTGGCTTATCCAGCCAGCAGGTGACATAACTCCCGCTCTTACAAGAGATTTCTTGTTATAGCGCAAAATTTCCGCACCCCTGTCTGCCAACACCCTAGTCGCGTCCCAGGCCATCACTGCGTCGTCGTATTTATCATATGTATTCTGGGTTCCATCTATGTATACATCGCCATCCTCATCAAGAATCCAGATAGTGGCGAATCCTCCATCCCGATGTGCCCGAATGGCAACAATATTCCCGTTGGCTACCAAATCAGCGTCTCCAGTTCCACTAATCTGCGCTGCGTCCATTTCGATAATAGCCGTCCCAGTTGCACTTTTGGTTGTGTCTGCATTCTCGCCCAAAAATCCCGCCAAGAGAAGTGCCTGGCGGTTGGGCCCATCAGCGTCCCTCAGTCCAGTAATCTTCAGTCCGCCAGCGACCCCACCAGCCTTTTGGATAGTTCCATATGTGTCTGTATCCGCAATGTCTGTGCCTCCATGCGCTACATCGCTAGATTGAAATGCTAGGATTTCATCGTCGTTGCCAGCCTGATTGATGGTCATGCCAATTGTCAGCAGGGAGCTAGGAGGAGCACCAATGGCCACTTGATTAGTCGCCGCCCCCGTCGCCGTGCCGACGTTGACGCCGCCAGATACCGTCAGATCAGAATCCATCGTAACATCTGCGCCCAAGACTTGAACCGTGCCAGCGGCATTGAATTGAATACGCTCATTGCCTGTA